TTAAATTAGACCATCCACAGAGTCTTGCCGTCCAAAAGCCCTGTTAATAGCTTTGAATAATCCAAAAAACTTCTCTGCAGATTCATAACTTTCATCTTCGTCGAATCGTTCAAGAATATGCTTCATAAAAGCTTTCTTTGATGCATCACGAATATTGAAAGAGATCAGGACATCATCAGAATCTATTACGGGCGCTCCTTCGAACCATGCTGGTTCATGATTATATGCCTCAACTATCCATTCATCAGGGAACATCCCTTCGATGGCGCGCCCCCCCGAAATCAACACATACTCTCGATTTGCATTGAATTTATAGGATTTATTAGAGCAAAAGCTAGCCATTGCTTTAGATGCGTCTGCGCCCGCTCTATCTCCATCAAATAATGACACAGCGCAAATTTCATCAACAAGTAAGCCATAATTCGACTTTAAGAAACCAAGAAGATCTGATACACCAGTGAAATCTTTTATAAGCAGTTCTGGAGAATTAAGGTATGGATATTCAGCCTTCTGAGACTCTAGCATCACCCCCCATACATGTTCGATATATGCCTTGTCAGTTTCACCCTCAACAAATAAAGTATATTTGGACAGAGCAAAATAGTCCGAGAACTTAACACCCAACGACTCTCTAATAGATTGAGTAGCTTCACGATGAGTCGAAAACTGCCTAACTACTGTACTCTGATTTTTGCCAACACGTGAAATCCCCTGCACCAGAGCTATGTTAGCAGGAACGAAATTTATAGCGTGAGTAGTTTTAATTACTGTTGATATAGTGGCTAGACCGTCAAGTATTTTAGATGATTGATATGCGAGCGCCGGATGCATGTATGTCTCAGGCTCTTCAATCAACCATATTACACGCACATCCTTCTGCTGTTGCGTAATCCACTTAAAAGACGACAAAAGCACCGCCGCCTGTACGCCCATACCTTTGGAATAAATTGAGCTCTGATCAGGGTCTGATACGTGCAAATCGAATCCAGTAATTAACTCATTAATTGCGCCATTCGGAATATCAAAACCCACAGAGATCTTGTCAAGGCCGTTCTTCATCAAAACATCATTCATACTTTCAGCAATAGACAAAACACTGGATCTTATTTTTGGAAGGTGTTCATTCAATACGTGACCGACTTTCAGCCTAATGAATGGAAGCACAAATTCATTGTACATCTCATCGATCGATTTCTTGGATGGGATATAATAGCACTTAAAAGCATCCAGCACGGATTGAATAAAGGATTTCTGCGCCATTGAATACTGAGGTGATTTGCCCTCAGGCCTTTTGACTCCAGGATAAACTTGATAGACAGGATTATCACCGTTAAAGTAAACATTGATGGAGAACTCGTCACCTTCGTCATCTTGCCCAAGAAATGCCCGTAACTTCATTAACTTTTCGAATATTTCCTCTTCCCCTTCGCTCCCTTCCCCTTTGAAATGACAGGTAAGACTGGTCTTTACCGACTTATCTTTAAACGATAAATCGCTCCTATGGTTGTACCCATGTCTATTTTCATACCCAGTGAAGAACATCAAAATTGCCATGAGCGCATTTGTTTTACCAGCATTGTTAGGTCCGACCAATGTCAGCCCATCACTGAGATTTAGCACTTGTTCAGATGCGATCGTCCGAAAATTCTTGATTCGCAAGCTTTCAATTTTCATGCGTGCATCCCTGCCATGTCAGATGAAGGCCAAATAATGGCAAAACAATGGCAAACACACAATAACTCTGTCCTTCTTATGGCAAATCAATTGAAGATCACCTACCGTTCCTGCAGAAGGGCCTCAATTGCACTTCACAGTCCACAACTGATCCAAGCGCGTGGTGTAGCTCTGACTCATCAGGTTGCGCTGCATACCCCAATCCGGCGCCGCCGGAACGGTAGCAGAACGAACAGTCCCCCGACCCCAGCGTCCATTGATCTCATCCATCACGCTCATAATCCGGTCGCTTGTCTGCGGCTGGGTCACGGCGAACAAGTCGTCGGTAAACTCGCCCGGCTGCCGCAGATCGAGTAGCAGCACTTCGGCCTTGCTGTACCGGAAACCCGACCTGAAAACCCGATCCACCGCGGTGGTCGCGGCCCGCGTCATCATCTGCGTGTCATTAGTGGGGTACGGCAGTTCCACCAGCGCGCCTTGCGCATATTTGGCTTCGTCGGGGTTGAACATGCCCGTGCGTATGCTGACGCGCATTTTCTTGCACAGTGAGCCTTGGGCTCGCAGCTTCTCGGCGGCGCGGGCGGTGTAGGTGGCCACTGCCTCTTTGATAGGGGCAATGTCGGTCAGGCGCTTACCGAACATCCGACTACTGCAGATCTCCTGCTTGGGTGGTTCTTCTTCGCCCAGCTCCAGGCAGGGTGTGCCAGCCAGCTCCCGAGCCGTCTTTTCGATAACAACACTGAATTTCTGCCGCAACATCGTCGGATCGGCCTTGGCCAGGTCCATCGCCGACAGGATCTTCATGGCTTCCAGATGGGCTTTCATTTTGCGGCCGATGCCCCAGACCTCGGAGACGGCGGTATTGCGCAGCACCCAGTCGCGCTTGTGCGGGTCGCAGATATCCACGACGCCTCCCGTCTGCGCTTGCAAGCGCTTTGCGGTGTGATTGGCCAGCTTGGCCAAGGTCTTGGTGCGTGCAATGCCTACCCCGACCGGGATGCCGACGTAACGCTGAACGTTGCTGCGGATGCGGCGCCCCAGCGCTGTCAGATCGCCCGGTATGCCGCTCAGGTCGGCGAAGGCTTCGTCGATGCTGTAGATCTCCACGGCTGGCACCATGGATTCGATCACGCTCATGACCCGTTCGCTCATGTCGCCATACAGCGCGTAGTTGCTGCTGAAGGCCATGATGCCGTTCTGGCGGAGCACGTCTTTAATCTGGAAGTACGGCGCGCCCATCTTCACGAAGGGCTTGGCATCGTAACTGCGGGCGATGACGCAACCATCGTTGTTGCTCAACACCACAATGGGCGTTTTGGCCAGGTCCGGCCGAAAGACTCGCTCGCAACTGGCGTAGAAGCTGTTGCAGTCGATCAGCGCAAAAACCGGCTCAGGTTTTGTCATGGTCGCGCACGCTGAACCTGACCACGCCGATGATGATCAGGTCATCGCCCTCCAGGATGTGTCGCGGTGGGTATTTGCTGTTTTCGGATTTCAGGATGAAGACGTTATCGCGCATGTGCAGGCGCTTGCAGACCGGTTCGGAGTTGAGCGCGGCAATCACGATGTCGCCATGCTCGGCATACCGGCTGCGGTCTACAATCACCAGATCGCCGCCATAGATCCCCGCCCCTTGCATGCTGTCACCTTCGATCTTGGCCAGGTAAACATGCGGCGCACGAAGCTCAAACAGCTCGTCCAGGGAGATGTGCTTTTCGATGTGATCGGCAGCCGGCGACGGGAAGCCGGCCGGAACCTGGAACGAGTGAAGCGGGAATTTTTCGCCGCTGGCCGACAACGGCCCGAGGATGGTGACGCTCATGATGCGAACCTTGTAGTTGATAACTGTATGCATATACAGTTAACGACGAAGGCCGCTTGTGGTCAATGTCCTGTGTAGGAAATTTCGACGGGTGACATCATGTGCGGACGCTACTCGATCTACGAAACCATGGACCACTACCTGCGCCAACTCGCGCTGGACCTGGTGGTTATCAACGGCTACGACCACGAAGAGATCAACCGCTACAACGTGGCGCCCTCGACTCGCGTAGAGATCATCCGCCCCGCTGAGGGCGGGATTCGAGTGGACAAGGTCAAATGGGGATGGAGCCCGTTCTGGGCAAAGGGCAAGCGGCCTGACCCCATCAACGCCAGGGTTGAGACCGTGGCTACGGGGAAGTTTTTCAAGCAGCTATGGCCCAATGGCCGGGCCTTGGCACCAGCAAATGGGTGGTTTGAATGGGTGAAGGATCCTGACGATCCGAAGAAGAAACAGCCCTACTTCATCAGGCTGAAAAGTGGCGAGCCGATGTTTTTTGCTGCGCTGGCTCAGGTGCATACGGGTTTGGAGCCGCATGAGGGGGATGGGTTTGTGATTATCACGGATGCCAGTGATGCGGGCATGGTTGATATTCATGATCGGCGTCCGGTCGTGTTGAGTCCCGAGGACGCGAGGGAGTGGTTGGAGCCTGGGTTGTCGAGCGAGCGCGTCATGGCGCTGGCGCTGCACAGTCGGGCTGTGGGGGACTTCGAGTGGTATCCCGTGGGGCGCGAAGTAGGGAATGTAAGGAATCAGGGAACAGGTCTTATCACCCCACGCTGACACAGGTAGCCAGTGGCCCTGTGTTCGCCCTCATAGCTGAAGACCAGCCCACGTATATGAACGCTTTGTATATTCCTTGACTGGGGCAGCGCATGAAGAAGAGACTGGCGCGCTTTCGCCTCACCTATTTTATCAAGGAAGAAAAATGCGAACATTTAAGCTTACCTGCCTGATAATTGCCGTCGGATTTTCGTCAGTGGCAATTTCAGCGCAGAGCTTGGACGCCCTCAAGAAAGAAGGCGAACGCGATGGCAAGCGCTACGCGGAAGACTCACGTAAAAACGGAATAAAAGCGGATAAGGTGGCATGTGCTGTAGGGATGTCAGCAGAAGATAAAAGCAGGCCAGAATTGTCACAGACTGAAATTGAAGCGTATGCGAAAGCTTTCGGTAATGCCTGCCTTGGCCGCGACGTTTTCTAAACTACGGCAATTGTTGGCAGGCAGATTTATCAATTGCAGGGAAAGCATATGAACGTTGAGCAACTAGGAGAGGTCGCTGCCGTTGGTGTTGGTGCCGCTGCAGGCGCTGGCCTGGGTGCAGCCTATGGCGCAAGTGTTTTAGGGGTTGCGGCGGCGGAAGCCGCTGCGGCAACCGCCATTGCTGCTGGCGCGTCAGCTACAGCGACGACTGCCGCCATCGCAGCAGCTGGCGGAGGGGCTATTGCAGCAGGCGGCACTGGCATGGCCGGAGGTGTCGTCACAATAGCAGGGGCTGCTGCGAGCACAGCGATTATTCCAGTTGTAATTTGTGCCGTCGGTGGAGCTATCGCCCTTGGCGGGGTGGGCTGGGGAGCTTACAAGCTGGCTCAGAAATTGTTGAAAAAAAATAACCCTGTTGCTATTACCTGACCTTCTGGCAAAAACGAGCAAAGGCTTGGTTTGGAAGCAAGCACGGCTCGTCTGCTGCACAGAACGATAACAGCCGCCGTCTTCGCCTCTCGCCCTAACTACAAGCGCGGATTAATTTCCTCCCAATCCACTCCGCGATCTGCGGCACAACGGCGTTTCCGGCAGCGAAAGCCTCCGCAAGGTTGGCCGCATCCAGTCCGAGGCAAAGCCCATCATCTTCAGACGCTCGCTGCCGCTCAACCATCTGATCCCATGCGTCCGGTTCAGCGACGAAAGTGGTACAGCCCAGAGATATCTGTGACCCGGCCTTGTTTGCAAGCAAAGTATTGGCAGCCCATGCATCCGCCGGCAGTGGCCACTGGATCGCGCAAGACGCTGGAGGTATTGCGTCCACTGGCGCGGCGTCAGCCAGCAGCTCCATGGGGGGCATGCGTCGATAACCGGCGACCAGGAATACGCGACGACGTTGCTGGGGGACTCCGAAATATTGAGCATTAAGCACTCGCCAAAATCCCACATACCCGCAGTCCGCAAGGGCGCGGACGACTGTTTCAAAGTCCTGGCTATCGTTGATAGCGAGCAGGTTAACGACGTTCTCAAGCACCACCCAGCGAGGTTGAGTTTCTTTGAGGATGCGTATGACTTCCCAGAAAAGTCCGCTGCGTTCGCCGCGCAATCCTCGTTTGTCAGCGTTGTCCGACCGCCCGCCTGCCAGGCTAATGTCCTGGCAGGGAAAGCCGGCGGTGAGGACATCGACTGAACGCAAGTTGTGCGCACCGCAGTGGCGCACGTCTTCGAACTGTTGGGCGTGTGGAAATCGATCGGCAAGGACAGCCCGATTAACGGGGTTGAGTTCAACTTGCCAGGCGGTGCGGTAGCCTGCGTTTTCAAATCCGACATCAAAACCTCCTATGCCTGCGAACAGGCTTCCAATGGTTGGCTGTGGCATTGCGGTGTTCCTGGGTGCAGATGCTCACGGCGTTCTGGCAGGAGGCTCTGGGCCTTCAAGTGATTGAGCGTCCGGCAGCGCGGACACTTGATTTGCAGTTCAAAGTTGCCGCTGGCCGCGGCGAGCTTGCGGCTACAGTGGCCGCATCGGATGTCTTGCATACGCTCTTATCCCCTAATCCAATGTAGGTTCACCACCAACACTAAGGAAACCCAGGATGATGCTCTACATTACGATCAAAGGCAGACTTAAGATAGATAGACTATCCGATCGGGTAACATCAGAACTGACCAATCACACATAGTGATTAGTGTTGATCCACAAAACCAATTACCCAAATAGATAACAAACGTCTTATCCAAATGAAGATCCTACCTCAGGTACCTTTTTTTTGCATGCCGCCTCCCAAATTGACGAGCAACGATCACTGTCTGTTCCAGGCGAAAAATATTGATAATATGGACTTTTTGGAATAGCAGGCAAAGTCAGCCGAATATGGTTGGTTTTTATTTCATCGAAAGGAATAACCAGGAAACCACAAACATTAAGAAAATCCGACTCGTGCGCTTGAGCATTTAAAGAAAACTCTTTCTTCGCTTTAAGAATTCTCTCCCTACTGTTTTGCAGATGCTCCCAGTAACGTTCATCTTCTAGCCCCAAAACCTGAACACCAATGGCAATCAATATGTCAAATTTTTTAGCCGCCTTGGCTGGAGACTTCAAAATATTGTTAAAGGCCCAGTTTTCCGCAACCTGACTTTTATGTCTATTGGCTATATTTATGCGCGCACATTTTATCTCAAATGAAAAAACCCCCATTTCCGTTTCAATGTAGCCATCCCCTGGATCCACGACAATCGAATTCAAATCTGAATATTTAGATGCTGCATCACCATAACGCCCAAGCGGGATGGCTATTTTCTCGACTGGATACCCAATCCTATTAACTAGAAAATTCTTAGCAAGCATCTTGCCCAGTATATCGCCATCTAAATATCTGGAATATTCAGCTTCGGGCGAAGGAGCATTTTTATCTAAAAAACCTGCCATGAAAATATTCTCTCTGAGAAATTATTGTTTTTAAAAAAGGTTGAAAACTGTATTAGCTCAAAACACGGCATGGGCTTTGACCGTCACGTATGATAGAAAGTAAATCCATCTTTACCATTTATGCAAATTTTCATATACGCGTTGACAAGCTAATCCTGAAATCCTGGCCCGGTCATAAGCCTGCGCCAGCTCTCCCGCTCGTTGGTCAGCCCTTTTGAGCAGGTCGGAGAGCACCATGGCGGCGCGGGTGGCTGCCTGGCCTCGCTCGGCAGCACCGGAATCGCTGGTGCAGCTACCGGAGCCTGACACCAACTGGGTGGCGTCGTGGTGCAGCCGCTCACCAGCACGATCAGCATCTGCAGCGTCCAGTGCAACAGCTTCGTTCTGATTACTTGCATCGATGGCCACCTCATTTGCCGCCCCCTGGCGACGTTGCTCTTCAACTCTTGCATCGTTGAGGGCCACTGCCCTGCCCTCGCTCCGGGACGCTTCCTCCCCCGCCCACAGCGCCTGCCATTTGTGATCAGCGACGGTTACGCCGTGGTGATAGGCGCTCACCAAGCCCACGCCTGCGAACGTCGTAACCAGCCATGGGTTCACGCCAGCACCTGCAAAGCCCGCTCGTACAACGCCAGGCGATCGTCCTGGCCGTTCAGCCCGCCATTGATGCGCCGGGTGATGACTTCGAACTGACCTGCGTCGGCCAGGGTGTTCAAACCACGGGATGCCCAGAACCACGCAGCAGACATAGCCGCGTGCTGTGGTATCTCCAGCAGCTCCGGATGATTTACCAGGTCCAGCGCCAACGCTTCGCCGCAAGCCCGGTAATTGTCCAGGCCGGTGATATGGATCAGGCCTCTGCCCCGATATTGCTGGCCATCACCATCGGGTTCCGGTGTGTTGCCAAGGCGTAGGGCGAGCCGGCCGGTGTCGTACCGGCTCAGGTAGGCATCGCTGCCTAGTTCTCGCAGGTAACGGAGTTGGCCGGTTTCATGGCCTACCTGGGCAATAAAGGCCGCGATACGCAGACGAGTTACGATCTGATATTTGCCCATGGCTGTATTGAGGACGGGAACAAAAACGCCCGCGACTGGGCGGGCGTTGGGGAGGATACGCATGAGCTGCGCTGCAGTGAGAGGCACTAATAATCTCCTAAAATTAAAATGCCCGCATAGCACGGGCGAAAACATGAATCAATTTACTTCATAAAAAAACGGAAAAATTTAAAGTTTTGTGCCATCTACCAGAACGACGCCGGTGATAATCCCAACTGGAATGTAAACTCCAGATGCATTAGCAGTCAGAGGATATTTTTTGGCGATTAAGCTTGGATCGGGAGTATAAGAAATATTCCCCCATCCATCTTTAGAAACCTGATAGGAAAACGGGTCAAATACAAATATACTTGAAACCATTATTTGTCCTGCTACAACAGCTGCATCAACACCCGTAACAACTATAGCATGACCTACTCCGCTGCCCGGAGTTATATAGGTTAAGATTACCGGGCGTTTATTTTTCATCTGATTATAAAGGACATTAGGAAGAGGTGCGCCTAGAACATACTGACCAGATACAACAACCTGCCCGGCGGCAGTAGTAAATAAGCCGTTGGCCGCATGAATCATGTCTGGCACAGACCCTGGGGCGCCACTTAAAGCTCCTTTCACCCTCATCACAATTTCATTCTGAGGAACCTTAACCCCTTGATAATCAAGCACCATTTGGGTACTTGCAGCCCAACACCACATGGGATCTTGCTGCGCTGCATAGTGAGACTTGAAATCGTCATAACTGATTCCAATAAACTCTGCCGACGCATCTAGCGCCCACAATAACGCTACGGCACTCAAAACCAAACGTCTCGCTCGCATAAAAAACACTCCCTGATAACTTGGAAAACCGTCCTGCCCTGAGGAGAGTAGCTGGCTTTTAGCTATCAGACTGGCATTGGTTGCTAGGGCAAGCGAAACAGGTGTCCTACCGCTCTGGCATCCCCGGCCACGCCACATCCAGCGGCCACCCCACCTGATCAGCCACCCGGCTCAACGCCACGCGGTACCGCTTCCATGCCAGGATCTCCTCCTCGATCTGCGCATTACCCTCACCTATATCAACCATATCCTGGAGCATCTGTATCGCCTCGCTGGCCACGCTTCGCAGGCGCACGCACTCGGCCATTGCATCGGCCTCAGGATTGGGTTCTGGCGGTGGTGGCGGTGTGATGGGTGGCGCGTCTTTGACGACGATATGCAGCGTTACGCGGCTGGGGATGTCGACGGGTTCATTGTTGGCATCGGTAGTCTCCAACTGCAGAACGCCGGCGTCGAATGACACGGCAGTGGCGATGCGATCCATGGGATTGGTCACCACTCCCCAACCATCCGGAGGCGGAACAAGGCCCAGGGTGCCCTCAATCAGGTAGGTGCCCGGCTGTGTGCGCGTGACGACGATATCGCTCATACAGCCATTGACCGCGCATGCGTCGTAGATCGAGCCATCGCCCAGGATGTTGATTGCTGCGTTGGCCATGCTCACACCACCTTCAACGTGCCATCGGCGGCGCGGGTGCTGTTGCCGCCGTGAAAGATCTTGTGCGCCACCTGGCCCATGGACCACCCACCGACCTTGAGCTGGTTATCGGTATCGATGCCAAAGTGGCAGCCGAAATGCCCGTCACGATGGAAGGTGATGACGGCTGAGGCGTTGATGTTTCCCGCATTGGAGAACATCAAAGGTCCCATTACGCTTCGGTCGGCATCGATGGCGGCGATGTGGGGCATATCGCCATTTCGCAGAATGGTGCCTACAGACAGGTTGACCCCCGCCAGGGCCATCGCGCCTATGTTGTGGCAGGCATCGGCGCCCGTTTTGGCGCCGGTACCGCCCTGCTCCACACTCAAGGCCGTGGTCAGGCCGGTCAGTTCGGTGATGTCTTCGTTCTTGCCGCTGTGGGCAGCACCCAGTTGTTCGCGGGCCTCGGACGCATCCTTCGCGCCGGTACCGCCTTGGGCAACGCTCAGGGCCGTAGTCAGGCCCAAGAGCGAGGTGATATCGCTGTTGGCTCCCTTCTCGGCCATTTTCTCGGCCACTGTTTCGTACAGCTCGGTGAAGTTCTCGTTGCACTTCACATTGGCGCTGCGGTTGGTGTCGCCGCCCGCGCCGTCGGGCAGTTGGCCCAGTTCGATGATCTGTTGCGTCATGATTTTCTCCAATGAAAAACCCGCCGGGGCGGGTTGGTTTGAGTGTTCGGATTCAGCGATAGGGAAACGGCAGGCTACTCGTTCGCACCACCAATGCCTGGGGATAGCGGTCGGTGGGCAAGCGGTCAACGGAGCCGGGAATAGTGATGGCGGTGGAGCTGGTCACCTGGGTGGTCGCACCTGCAGGCGCAAACATAAAGCTGATACCGCCAACCCGCCCATACGCGCCTTCGATCATCCCCACGGCCAGGGTGTTAACGCCGGTAAGCTGCGGCGCCCAATGCCCCATGCAGGTCCTCGACCAGGGCAGGCAAGCCGCATATTCGACGCCACCGGCAAGATTCACGTTGGTGACGAAATGCGCCTGGGGATCGAGGTGGGCCTGCTGATGGCGCACCACTTCCCACCATCCCCCGTTATGGGGCGACGGGTAACGGCCGTAGATATCCAGCCCGCCCGGACCAGGCGCCTGGATGGCTGCCTCAATGTTCAGCGGCGGTTGCAGCGAATTGAAGGTGCATACGCCCTGTTCTGTGTAGGTTTTCAGGAATGGCGAGCCCGGCAAATTGTCCGCCATCAGGTCGAAAACATAGGCCTTCGTCCCCGCATCCACTGCGCTGTACATGAAGGTGATGCTGTCACCACTGCGCCAGCTGCCCTGCAGGCAGCCTTTGCCGACGATAAACACGACTGGGGACTGGACGTTGGACACGCTAATAGTGAACATCCGGTCGCCCTCCCGGAATGAATCCTGATAGCTGCCACCTTCGTTGGGATCAACGTTCGATCCCCTGAGATATTTGCGCGGCCAGATCTCCCCCGCGACCAGGTAGCCGCTTTTAACCAGGCCGTAACAAATCCGGTTGGTGTCGAACAACAGCTCGCCGTTGTCCTTGTGGACGATCAAGGATGGCATCAGTAGTACCCGTAGTAGATCCGGCAATTGGCCGAGAAATAACCCCAGCCGTTAGTGGGATAGGAATAGCCCCAGGACAAGGTATTACCGGACAACGTGACGCCCGGGCGCTTGCCTTTTTCGCGCTGCAGGTCGACAAGGGGCACGACGATGAAATAGGCGGTCTTGCCAGGCGGCGGCCATGGAATGGTGGTCGCGCCATTGGCACCATAAGTGTCGACGGCGCCCATGGTCTGGCTGATCTTCATGGTCATGTCCACCATAACCCGGCCCGCCGCGTCGGTAATATAAAGACCGGTCATGGCTACAAACTCAGGTTGATGCCCAGCACGCCGTTGGGATGGAACAGCTGGACGGAGGTGTTGGTGATGCGCATGCGGCCGTTGCCGCTGCTGCCGTTAAGCTCCATGACCCCGGCCTTGTCGAGCCGCCAGCCCCGGTATCCGGGCTGATAGTCATTGGACTGGATGTATTCGCCGATCATGGCGTTGGTGATCCAGCCGGTGCCAATCAGGGCCTGGCGGATAAAGGTCTGACCGTTCTGCACCACGAAAGGCGCTGTGATCGCACCGCCGTCCATGCTGTTGACCACGGCGAAGCGATCGGCGCTGACCAGGAACTGGCTCTGCAAACCGGCGTCGGTGTTCTCGATGCTCAGGCCGATGCCAGCCGCCACATACTGGCCGTCCTGATTGAGCTGCAACTTCACCGACCACATGGCCGAGGCCTTGCCCTCCAGGTCGACCACCGCCTGACTGACCTCCTGAACCACTGCGCTGGTTTCATCCACCGACACCTGCACCGTGTCCACCCGCTTGCCCATGGCGATCCCGTCCTCGATCCGCGCCGACTGCTCGGACCAGACCCCGACAAAGGCCCGGCTGTCACCGGCATTGCCGTCTTCATCACCGGCCAGCGGCGGGTCGAGTTGAGCAAACACGCCCTCCACCCGCTCGGAGATCGCCTCCACTTCGCCGGACACCACCTGCAGGCGGCCGTTGACCGAACCGGGCAGATCGGCCGGGCCATCGATCAGGTCGATGCGGTCGGTGAGATGCTGCCCGAGGGCGGATTCGCCGATTTGGCCTGCGAAGTATTCTTCGTAATCCGATTGCTCGGCACTGGCCTGGCCGCGCAAGCCATTGCCGGTCGGGTACATCGGACCGACGTTGCCGGTGCGGTCCACCAAGCGCGCCCAGAAGTAGAACGTCGCGCCCGCCACGATGTTCTGCAGCTCGGTTTTCGCCTGGGGAAAGGCGAAGTCGCCCAACTTGGTCGCATCGTCCAGGGATGGCGTACGACTGGACCAGATTTCGGTGCGCTGGGTGTCACCGGCATCCTCGGGAAAGCCCCACTCCAGGCGAATGCCATACACCAGCCCGGTGGCTGTCAGAAACGACACCGAGGGTGGCAGGCCTTCCTTGCCATTCAGATAAGTGAGGTCCGAGCTCTTCCAGATCGACGAGATATCGAAAGCGCTCACCGCCCGCACCCGGGCCAGATAAGCCCCGGCGTAAATGCCAATCACATCGACGCTCGAGGCGCCGGTGCGCTGAACCTTGACCCAGTTGCCGTTGCCCTTGCGCCACTCAATGTCATATGCGACGGCGCCCGGTACCGCTGGCCAGGCAATGGTCATGGTGCTGACCGCCAGGCCCTGATCGACAACATGGTTCGACGTCAGCGTCACGCTCGCCGGCGCCGGAACCACCGTAATCGGAATGATGCTGATCGGCCTTTCTTCGAGCCTGGCGCCCGTATCGATGTACGCGAACTTGCCGGGGTCGTACTGCACTGCAGTGATCTCGAAGATCCCCGCTTCTGGCCTGGCCACGCTGGTAACCCGGTACAAGGGCACCGCCAGGTCTTCGGCATCCAGCGCCCAGACCAACTGCGCTTCAGGTTCTTCGCTGTAGGACGTGGTGACGGTGATATCCCGGCCAATGACCCGCGACACCGTGCGCCCCTCGCACTTGCCGTTGGGCAGATTGAGAATCAGCCGGTCTCCGGGCTTGGCCGAGTTCTCGCGATCCAGGGTAACGACCCGCCCCGCTGCTCGGGAGATACGTCCACCGATAGGCCGGCCCGCCAGCAGCTCGTCAGCCACCGGAATGACATAGCCCGGCAGCGGAATCCGCCCGTCCATGCCCACCCTGAAGGCAATGCCGCGGTCCTTGGCGTTGGTGAGCAACGCCCACTTGCCCCGGCGCTGCGCCTCAGATTCCCGGGTGCAGCCGATGGCGCTGATCTCCAGCGGGTTATCGCCATAGCGACGCTGCAAACGGGCATCGGTGACCGAGGTGACGTCGGTGTCATAGTTGTTCGCCGGGTTGTCATAGCTGATCAGCGCGCGGCTGTAGCGCGTGCGTTCGGATGCGCTCGAGTAGGTGAATTTGCCATCGACGACATTGGCGCGGGTGTAGGCGAAATCGAAGTCGGTCGCCCTGGGCATGTCCGCCAGGCTGAACACCTGGCCCTGGGCCCAGTAGGTCATGCCGCGATAGATGGCCGAGATATCCCGCAGCAACGCCCAGGCATCGGCCTTGCCCTGCAGGTTGAGATTGCAGATAAAGCGCGGCTCTTCACCGCCCCGCCCATCCGGCACCAACTGATCGCAATATTGCGCGATCCGGTACAACTCCCACTTATCGACCTGCCAGGCCTTTATCCGGCGCCCAAGGCCGAAGAGGTCGCTCACCGTGATGCCATAGGTGACCCAGGCCGGGTTATCTGTCCAGGCCTCCTTGAAGGTGCCGTCCCAGATCCCGACATAGGCCCGCGTCTCCGGGTCGTAGTTGCTCGGCACCTGCCACTTGCGCCCCCGACAATCGACGGTGACAGCCGGGATATTGCGAAACTGCTCGGCGGAGAACTCGATGTACAGCAACGCCGTGTTGGGGTAACGCAGCTTGGCATCGATGACTTCGGTGAAGCCCGCGATCTGCATGGTGTCAGAGACCCGATTGCTGTTCTGGTTGGGCGTGATACGCGTCACCCGCAACGACCAGCCACTGTCCGCCCTGGGCAAATCGATGCGCCGGGTACGTTCGTACATCCCCGAGGACTTGCCATCTACCGCTTCATGCAGCACCGGATGATAGGCGCCACCGTCGGTGGCCAGCTCGGCCTTGTACTCGATCCGGTAGCCGTTGACGTTGCCGGCATCGTCCATGGCCTGAAGCGCAGGCCAGGCAAATCGCAGGCGGATCGCAGACAGCTGCGTGTTATTGATCGAGCGCACCCAGGGCGTCTCGCTGCGCAGTTCGATGCCGAGGGAGGTTTCGTTCTCTACAGACGGAATACCTGGGATATAGCTCTGCTCGACGGAGCCGCTACGAAACTCCCAGCGGACATTGGGGAAATTCATATTGCCCTGCTCGTCCTGCAGCGGCGTGTTATCAAGATAGATATCCCGCGCTGTCGGCGCACCGCCAAACTCCCCCTCGCCGAGGGCCAGGAGGATCTTGGCTACCGCGATCGAGCGCAAGCTATCGGGTGCTTCAGAAGGTGCCTTCGGCTTGTCAGAGCCGCCCTTGGCGCCGTGAATAATCGGGAGTATTGCTGCGCCCATGCTTTTCTCCAGGCAAAAAAATACCGCCTGCAGGCGGTGTTGAGTGTCTTGCATGGGGTGGCTACATCTGGTCTTCAGCGTATATCGAAGCACTGATGATCGCCCCGCCCCAGCGGCGTTTGCCAACGCACAGCGGCACCGGATTGCCCGACGCCGTGGTGTTTTTTGCACTGCCAAAGGCATAGCCCGGCGTATTTTCGGGGGCTGCGCTGGAATTGAGGCCTTTGGGTTGAGGGCTGAGCATTTGGATGACGCCGCCCACCATCATGGACGCGCCCATTGTGATCAAAGCAGAACCAAATGGGGCACCCGCACCGAACGTGCCGCCGGTGATGATCAAGCCGGCGACAATCAATACCGCTCCGATGATGGTTTGCAGAACACCACCTCGCTTGCTGCCGACCACGACGGGCGCGATACGGATTTCACCCTCTCCGTGATAGAGCAGCTCGTCCTCGCTGAGGTTGCGCTTACCTCGGAATACCGAAAACACCACGCCACGCTCTTTACTGGTAGCAAGGAATTTTTCGAAGCCCGGGAGCTGAACACAGAGTGCCCGGATTGCCTCCGCAGGAGTTCGGACGGCCAAAAAAAACACGCGGCCAAAACACCGAAGGCTGCCGTAGAGTTTCACGGAGGTAAGCGCCCTTTGTTTAGCATCAATCGGCATACCATATCCTGGAAAAAAACTTGAGAAATCTGAATTTGATTATAAACAAGCGATGACTGCTAAAATACGCTTGTTCTTCCTCCAATCCATCATGCCTTTTTGGTAAAAAAATTCGACTTTCGTTTTATCTTTCGACGCAATTACATCTACCATCTCCACAGCTCCTGTAGTCATTACGGTTCTATCGTCCTCGTCTAAAGACTGAAGAAAGACATCATAATATAAGCCGCTCAATGGCTGATTTTGCCAAGCTGAATGGATACATTGCGCAATATTATCGACGCTCTTCTCAGATTCAAAACGTCGTTCCGGACCATAGAGTCTGAGTTCCACAGGAGAAACCAAGCATCCAGTCAGTATTAATGGTGTAACAGTGTATACCAAAATTTTCATCGTGCCCCCTCGCACCGAATGCAAGCGCGCATATTGCAGCACAAGCTTGCTCAACTGGAAGGACCTAATACTAATTCCTACATGCAGAGTACATATTAAACGGAAAAAATCAGAACTTGAAATACTTGGCCGAACGAGCAACACAAAAAGCCATAACACAATGACATAGTTTTGTCCGCGACATCCGAAAAATGACGTGCGCGGACAGTGGAAATTTAGACCATTATAACGGCGGGAGAATATACCCTTCCGGTCCAGATGTAATGCGCCATGCCTCATTACATTCCGCCAGCCGTTGATTAATCCAATCTATAGGCACGGGCTGTATGCCTGCTTCTATATATACGACATCAAAAGGAAACTTAATAAAGTACTCAGATTTAAACTGTTTAAGCAATTCTAGTCGGCGATCATACTCCGGAACGTTCGAGCCTGCCCCGCCACGGCCGTATCCCCACATAAAGGTTTCGAATCCATAACGCTCCGTGGGCCCTAAAGCGGGCTTTCCACCTCGGCCATCAGCTCCCGCACAATTCCCCCCATTACCCGTTATTATTAAGCCATCATCCCCGTGAATCACACCACCACCGCCTTTTCCTCCGATGCCGGCTACTCCACCGTCACCACCTTTACCTGCAATGATCACACCGCGATCGCCTATTATTTGCCCATCTCCCCCATCGCCTCCGACGCCTTGCTGGCATTTATTGAGATTTAAGGCAACCCACTGCTCATGTTGGCTCTTCCAAAGACGCAGCTCGTCTAGCGTATGATCAATGCCACTATTTTTATCGACAACATCTGCACAGCTACTGCACAGAAATATCCCATTCGATATATGCCCGCGCTCCTTAGTAGTCATATTTGGGTCGAACCTAGGCCCTCCTATGGATGCTGCGCAGATATGAGCAGCCTTACCTATATAAATAAATTTATTTACATCGGTATCGGATGGAGCCAGGGTGGACCTTCGACAGGCAGGATTAGAGCAAATGTAAGCTGCTCGTTTACCTAGTATATTAACTGTTTTTTGCGAAAAATTATCCCTTGCCACCTTAGTACTCCTACGAGCCAACAAAAGCGTGATTCTAAATAGGAACTCTACTCATCAGCGGCCAGATATTCTGGAACGCCATTTATTTTCAAAAACTCTGAAACATCTTTATCACGCCCACCAAACCCCTCCGACTGTTTAGCACGAGAAGATGTAACATGAAAATATTTGAAGCTGTCGCTTACGATCTCCCCCCAACTGGTATCGTACTCTTTTTGATACCAGTCAAAACCCTGACTTGGAGCACAATTTGTACTGCTAATAATCAATCCATTTAGAAAGGGCATTTTTCTTGCCTGGCAGTAATCGCCAAGCATACCTGCGTACCATCCCACTTGGCCATGCCCTAAACCGAACGTATTCTCGAGCTCGACATAAGTTACACATCTCTTCTGTTTCGCCGCCTGAATCATAAACCGAACGAAACATTTGAATTTATCTTCAGAAAATGATTGAACTTTCATTGGCACTTCCTGCTAATTAATTAAAACTCACACAAGACAAGAACATTAGTTGAGCATGCAATCCATCATGCCATGCCGCTAGCAACAAAGGAAACTCCCGATAGCGACACTGCTCGGATTCAGTCTGCCAGTTAAAGTATTAAATCACTTCATCTGCTTCCGGATAATGAGGGTCAATATCCGAGGCGGGTTTAACTGTAACCTCTATCACATCTGCGCCATATTTTTGAGCCAAAAACCGCTCTCGATATAGATAAAATGCCGCATCGCAGACTTTCATGGTGAAATAAGCATTAAATCCACCACCGACAGCAGCACCAAATACTGGAAGAGCTTGAGCCAACTTTGCTTTAGTGAGACGAACTCCAAGAGCTTTCGCTATTTCCTGGATGATTTTTACAAACACACTTTTCTCAAGCTCCTGCCAAGCTTTTTTCTTGGCCGTATCTTGTGCAATTTTTACCAGTTGAGCCATAGCAAGCGTTTTAGAGGCGTCAGTTGGGGACGAGGCAAGGCCTAACACGTTAAAAGCAAAAAGCCGTTCCTCTTGACGAGTCGTATCAAAACCGTAGTAAGCCGCGTACTCACCGATGGCCCTCAAATTTAAGATTATCAGGGCGGGAATATCTACTGCCAAGCCTGCGACACCAGCAACTCCGGCGCCGGCGCCCTCTACCAATGCGATGCCTTTGTATTTTGCGCCAAGCCAACCAACCACCTTATCAACTTCAGACATATCCAGACTGTAAACATCATCATGTTTATCTATATGTAAATGTCCCGCATCGCGAAACTCTTCGAATATTGCTTCTGGCCGTACGCTCCATTGAGCGGCATCGTTACATACACCGACAAGCCCCTCCATAGACTTTTTGATTACAGCCCCCACTCCAGGCGTTCCTAGTAGTAAATCGCCAGCCTTGTCTAAAGGCTGATTGATTACTTTCATTGCTTGGCCGAACCAACCTATATCAGGATGCTTCCACTCATGAATCTCTTTTGTTGCATGTGCTTCGTAAACCGACATTTTTTTCAAAACGATTCCCTTCAATGAAATAGCATGACTAAAATTCCTTCCGGATAGACGTACACAAAGATATCAAGCCATGGTTGCTGGGCACTACATGGTGGTAGCTTTGCGCATGAGATGAGTCGATCCGCAGCTCAGAAGCTACTATTTTGCCATCATGCTGTCTAGGTTTTGTGTATTCTCGTTTCCATGGAAGCAATGCCGCAAATTCATCGATGCTTTATGGTTCCAGGAACCACCCAGTACCATCACTTCAGACCGCCGCCCACACAGGTGATGCAACAAAAACGGACCTGCCCCCACAACACCAGACGTTTCCCCCGGCAACGATGCATCTTCCCCCAAATAGATCCCCGCATGGTTCGGATACACCGTCCTGCCGATAGCCATCACAATCATGTCCCCACGCTGCGGGGTCTCCACCCGGTAGAACCCGGCAGCTTCGTAATGCGCCTCGTACAAGCTGACGCTATCCGCCCGCTCCCACCAGCCATCCTCTCGCTCATACCGAGGAAACTCGAGCCCCCATTCCCGCTGGTACCAATCCGCGCAGACTTGCCAGCAATCCCACACGCCATGCACAAAGGGCCGCCCAAGCAACGGCGTGTGGCCGGTGGGCGTGATGGTGCGCAGATCCGCCTCGGGCCAGCTGAGAATGTGCCAGGGCAAGGCCGTGGCTTCGCACATGGCCAGGTCCCGGTTTGAGGGTCGGCTTGTGGCGTCGGGGTGTGAATGGACGATACCGATAATGTCGCCCAAGTCTTCTGCTGCGGCGTAATCCTCTGGGGCGATGCGGAATTCTTCGGCTGGGTCTGCAGCAACGTTTCGGCACGGCACGTAGCGCTGGGATTTGCCGACGATGATGACCAGGCCGCAACACTCCCTCGGATACTCTACGGCCGCGTGCGCCTGTATGGCTTGGAGAAGGTCTTTGCGCATGGGTCAGCTCCGGGCGATCAGCGACACCGCCGGGAAACCGCCATGTGACAGTTCGCTATGCTCGCCAAAACGCAAGCGGCAAGACGTCAGGGTGCCTTTGCATTGGTCCTTGGCCGGGTCGTCGGTAGGATTGTCTTCGTCGTCGAACATGGCGGCGCCGGTGTAGTTGCAGTCCGGGCCGCGGTAGCCCTGGGTCATGGCCCAGTGGCAGAAGGTCGTCATTTGACGGCCTGGCAAGCCGTGGTTGTCGATCTCCCCGGGCGATGACAGCTCCCAGCGCACCTGCTCGCCGTCTTCGCTGGTTTTCTGGTCGATGTACCAGATCTCCAGCGCCTCCTGAGTGGGATCAGCGGTCGGGTTGCCGTCGGGGAAGTTCTGCTCGTCCAGGTATTGCGCCAGAGTCTCGCGCACGGTCAGTTTGAATTTGAGCAGGTCGTCGAAGGCCAGACATAGCGCCGTGACCCGGCCGCTGACGTTGCCAGCGACAAAGGTAGGGCGTGTTGCCGTGCCATCGCTGGTGGCGCCGATACCTTCAATCTGCACCGGCCAGGCGGCGTATTCGTGGCCTTGCCACCAGATGGATTTGGCTGGCAGCTCTTCGTCTGCAGTCGCGGCAGCCTCCAGCTCGGCCGGCGTATGGGCGATGGCGTGGCCATGGAAGCGCAGGAAGTCCGCGCCATAGTCGCTGCCATCGATTTCAAACAGGCGCACTTCGGCGCCGGGCTCCAGTTTCTGGATGTCCGTGATCAGGGCCATGGGTGCCTCAGGGGTGAAAGGTTTGTTCGAAGGTGGCGGTCAGGGTGTAGACCTCGCCGCCCCGGCATGCGGTGCGGTAGCTCGCACAGGTGAACAGGCCGAGTTCGCCCAGTGGAGGCGTCCAGAGAAAGGCCTTGGCGCCCCGGTGCAGATCAAGGAAATCGACGATCGCCCTCACCTGCTCCTGCGGCCCGGTATGGGAAATGGGCCAGCTCTGGGATTTGCTGTTGAGGCCGTCGGCGGCTTTTTGGCTGTAGCCATCGCCGAACTGGACGCTGCGCACGCGATGCGTGATGTCCCCGGTGGCGCCGTTCTCTACGGACCAGGTGAAGGTTTGAATTGCCATGGGTTTCAGCCTCGGCCCTTGATCGCCAGCCAGATCCGGCCACCGGGTTGCAGGCCTTTGCGGATGGCAGATTCAGCCTCGGCTCGCGCCGCGTCCTGGATGCCTTTGCCAAGCTCGGCACCGGTCTGGGGATCGCCAACGGTTGCACTGGCGGCGCCCGACGCATCAATCGAGACATGGATCGGGAAGTTGAAGACGTTGCCGCCCGTTGCGCCAGCGCCAACCGCGCGCACACCCAGCGCGCCGCTGGCCGTGCGGGTGAGCGGCATGATTGCTTCCGGCCCGTCTTCGCCCATAACTCCAGTCTTGCCGCCAGCCATGCCGAACGCTGTCGGCCGGGTAACAACGCCATCGCTGATGGCTGCGCCTTTGGCGAACAACTGCACGCCTGAATCCCAGGCGCCGCCCTTGGCTTGGGGAAAATACTCCGGCCCGTAGCCTTGCGCAGTGGAGCCCGGCGACTTGGCGCTTCCGCCAGCGAAACTGCCAGCGATTGAGCTGAGCATCTGCACAATGGCCTGGCGCGTCGCGATGCGGGCAATGTCGGCCAGGATAGATCGGGTGAAGTCGGCAAACGACAGCTTGCCGGTCATCGCGAACTGCACAATGGCGTCCTCCATGGAGCTGAACGCGCTGGTGAACATGCTGCGGGTCTGCCCGGTGACGTCCCGTGCTGAATCCAGATAGTTATCCCAGGCCGATGTCGCGCCGCTCAACCAGCTGCTTTGAGCCGCTTCAATGTCCGCGTAGTTTTTCCTGATCTGGTCGGTTGCAGACTTGTGAGCATCAGCCAGGGTCTGAGTTTTCTCAGCAAACTCCTCATCCGACATGGAACGGGAGGGATCTGACTTCTGGTTGGCCAGGTCGAGGGATTGCTGGGCAAAACGATCCTGCTGGGCGTTGAGTTCGGCATTCAGCGCATTGGCCCTGTCTCCGCGACCCACACCCGACACTGCGCGCTCACCAGCCAAGCGCAGGGCGTCAGCCTGACGTTTGAGTGCGTCGGTGTAACCGTTAACCCGAGCTGTTTGTTGCTTGAGGCGCCCCTCTTCCTCCGTCGCCAGGATCTGCTGCTTGCTCTGGGCATCCTGTTGCGCCTTGACCATTGCGACACGTGTATCAGCAATTTTCTGATCAAGCTGTATGGCCTGTTCTGCCGTGGTGCTTTTCTTGTTTCTGGCAGCTTCCAGGGCAGATATTTCAGCCTGATAGGCGATTTCGATCTCGGCTGCTTGCTGCTGGATCAAGGCGATACGCTGTGCGTGGTAGCTCTCCTGGGATGTCAGGCCTGCCTTGTGGGAGGCATTCAGTTCTTTTTCCAGATTGCTGTAGTAGCCCAGCGCTGCGGCGAGTTGGTTTTTTGCGTTGTGAAAACCACTGAGGTCTACCTGGCCCGGCCCGGCCTTCGGGTCCTTGTATCTGTCAGCGATAACTGCCAAGCCTTTGGCGACGGCCTTGGGCTGAACATTCGGGTCATTCGCGTTTGCCTTACGCAAGCGCACGACATCAGCCAAGTACTCTGCTTGTAGCTTGTTGCGCTTTTGCAACGCCGTGAGCCCTGAGTCATTTACGGCTTTGATACGTTTAGCAGCATCGATGGCGTCCTGCTCGGTTTTTGCTTGCTCGCCGTCGTATTTCGCAATGTCGGCCTTCGCGGCCTTTTCATCACGCAACATATTCAGCTTGTTGTCGTAGTAATCGATCATCACCTGCTTGTTTTGAAACAGGCCGATGTCACCGGCTTTCGCCCTATCAAGATCTCGCTGCGCCTGTTCGATGTCAGCATCGATATCCGGGCGGCCAAAGTTGTTGAGGGTATCGAGCGATTTTTTGGCAGCGTCAGTCACGCCTCTCCAGGCTCGCTGCCACAATCCCAGATTGTCGGTTACTTCTTTCGATCGCCCCGTAAGGGTATCGATGAATGTGTCAGTAAGAAGCCTAACCGCGCCCGCTTCGTTGCCCTGCTCCTTGAGCGCGACAATTTGCGCGTAAACCGATGCCGTCAGGAAATGATATTGGTCGTTGAGAGTTTTAGCTGCCGCCACAGGATCTTTGGCGATCAATACAAACTCGGCAATGGTTGCGTCCACCGACTTACCCGTGGCGTCCTCCATTGCCGCCGCCGCATCGGCGATACCCTTGAAGCTGTCACCGGTAATCAATCCACTGGCGGCCAACTTGCTTAACGATGCAGCAGCCTCACCGGTGGTGCCGTTGGTGGCGCTGACCTGGCGCGCCAGATCGGCTAACTGGTCCGCTGATTTACCAGCGTAGTTGCCAGTCAAAATCAGCGATTTGTTGTACTCGTCCGCCTCCTTGCTGCCCTTGTAATAACCGTACGCCAAGGTGCCGATCGCCGCTGCGGCAAGCGCTGCAGGAGCAACCAACTGAACCAGGCCGATGACAGAGTTGCCGGTAGCCGTGGCGAGCCGCGCAAAGGCCAAGCCTGCCCGATCGAAATCACCTGCAGCAGCGGCTTTCGCCAGCTCCACCATGCTTTCCTTCGCGCCAGCGGTGCTCAGATCGAGTTGATTCGCACCACCGGATACCACGGTGTATTGAGCCTCCAGCTTGCCCAATGCTTCTGCATATTCACTCTGGCTAAGGCGCCCAGCATCGAAGTGTTTGCCCAGGGACTCGACGTGGCCATCAAGCTTGGCCAGCGCTGCGCGTGCCGGATCAATCGCACTGAGCAGGCTGTTCAGCGCTTTTTGTTCATCCAGCGTCGACTTCACCAGGGCAGCCTGCTGCTTGTCGAGGGCGGCGGTGATTTTGCCGAACTCGGCCTCCCCATAGGCGCCTGCCTTGGTCAGCTTGGCCAACGCATCGCGCTGACGCCCCAGCTCATGGGTGGTCTTGGCACCCGCAGAAAGCGCCTTTTCCAGCGCTTTCATCTCATCCATGAGGCCGACCGCCGATTGTTCGGCACGCTCGCCGGCCTTGGTCATTTTTTCGAGGTCAGTGGCAGCCTGGGCGGCGTCGGTGGAGTCGACGCGTATCCCTAGTTCGGCAATATTCATCGGGCACCTTGCCATTACATGGTAACGCTATAATGAAATACGCCATTAGCCGAATATGTCATGAGCGGCAAATGGACTTTGTTCGATCTGTATCTATACCTAAGAGGCAGTACCCAAAAACAATAAGGAACCAAACATGAAACTCACTGACGAAGAAATAGTAAAACAGGAAGTAGATGCTTACTTCAAAGCGCATGAAGGAGACATAGAAATTTATATATCTCCTTTATTGTGCGAGCACAAAGACCTCCTGATCACCCTTCTGAACGCCTGTGTAGCACTTATGCCAAACTTGCTTGCAAAAACAGTACTACCGCCCCTTATATTGTATATAAAAGAAACTCTCGACAAACGCTGCGCAAGTAAATAAATCCCGCTCACACGCCGATTAAGAGCGTTATTGGCTTTCAACTCTTAGCAGTCCGGCTGTTACCTCCAATTCATATCAGCTGACTAGTCTGCTCACCCAAGACAGCCCATTCCATTTCCCGGATATCTGCAAAGCGGCTCGAAAACTCAACAGTCGGAATATCCAGCAAACGCATCACGTTTTTTAAGACGCCGTAATCCAGCCCTATGGGCCCGGTATACCCATGCCGCCACTGGGTACTCATCGCCTCGAAGATCAGAAACGACGACCAGTTACAGCGCCATACCTCCACCCGCGATTCAGGGATATCCGCCCTGGACAGGCCGAAGGCGACGAGATGGGTATCCGATGGCCCGGAGTCATAAAGCGCCCGGGCCACCTGAGTCAGTTTCCCAGGCGGGCCCTGGAAAACGCGTCGCTATAGGTCTTAACCACTGCGTCCGAAACGCCGATGCAGCTTTTGACCAGGGCAAAAACCGACTCGTCGGTGAATGGATCATCAAAGCCCCAGCCAACAACCAGATCCTTGACCTGGCCGACGCCCTGCTCGATCTCGGCCGCTGTGATATCTGCCAACGTGGGCTCTGCATCCTTGAAGCGCTCGCCCAGGGCTTCGGCCTGCTGCTTCCAGCTATCGAACAGCACCGCGAGTTCTGCGCGATCGCGGTACCGAAACGTGAACGACACGGAAACCGGATCGCCGCCCACCTGAGGGATCGGCACTTCGGCCTTGAAGGTCGGATTGGGCGTGATGGAAAACTTTGCCATGTAGGTTGTCCTCAGGTGGTGGGTTCAAGTAGCGCCCGGTAGCGCATTGGGCGTCCTGCCAGGGCGACGCTGATAACCCGGGTCATCAGCGCGTTACGCGCCAGGGTTGGTGTCGAGGTGATCGACACATAGCCGCTATAGAGCATGATCAGGCCACCCGGCAGGTTCAGGCGCAGCACGCGGACCTTCTTGTCCTCATCGGCCGCCTCGCAGATCGCCACGTACGGCAGGTCTGGGTCATCGGCAACGGTGATAGCCAAGGTGATCGGGTTCTTGGTAGTGGGCATCTGCCGGTCGTCATCGTCGGCCAGGAAGCCGAAGGACAGAAATTTCTGATCGCCACCGCTGGCATTGAGCTCGGTGATTTGCGAGATCTCGGTGAAAGCGCTGACAGCGCGAACCGAGCCGATGCCAGAGCCTGCTGGATAAGCCTGGACGTTGCGGGTATCGATCCCTTCCAGTGCGAATTCTCCTGCCTGAGACGCTGTTACTCGCACCGCACGGTCATTGAGACGGGTCCAGCCGGATGTCACAGCGATGATCGTGCCGTCTTCCGGATTCTGGTCAACTTCGGCGATGGCCGGGTTGCTGTTGCTGATGGCTGTTATCGGAATGGCAGTTTCGTACTCGGCGGCAATTTCCAGCGTCCCGCCGTTCGGCATTTGAAAGGGCATGATTTTTCCTCTGTACAGAAATAACAAAACCCGCACGGGGCGGGTTTCAGGTAACGCTGATGCGAGGGCCTAAACGTCGGCCCGGTACTGAAATGAAACGGGAATAGTGAAGCGGGTATCGTCCTGGATATCCGGCCCCTGCTCGAGCGGCGTCATGACTTGTACCGTAAGGCCCTTGCGGGTTTGCCGTTCGTTGAGCGGAAACAGCTCCGCCAGTTCGTCCACCAGGTCCCCTATCGCTACGGCGCCGCGACCTGCCGGGCCGATGATACTGATCTGATAAACCCCGACATACGCCCGATGTTTGCCTTTGAGGTCGCTGCTTTCCGTACCCGCCGGCAAAGTGAATACCCGCAGGTAGATCTCGCCATCCACGGGCTGGTGAAACTCGTTGCGGTAAACGACATGCAGCGACTTCGACGCGGCCCACGCCTGCAGCCGGGTGTCGAAGATCATGCTGATGGTGAAGTGACTCATACCTGGTTGTTCCTGATCGCGGCGTCGACGATCTGTTGAAAGCGCGCCACGGTGATGCGAACCATGCCGCCCGGGGCCTGGGTGGAATGACCGTATTCAAGCGGAACGGCGTACGGCAAGTTGTTAAGCAGATAGGCGACCTGACCTGCGCTGAAGTCACTGACAGCGGCGATCAGTGACGCGATCGTTTCTCGCCCGTCAGGATCAACCTCATCGAAAGTGACGTTCTCGACCATGTCTATCGATAGATGCCAGTTGGCGCGAAAGCGACCGCCTACATAGCCTTTTCCAGCGACCAGGCCGCTGACGTTGAAGTTCTGCTCCCGCTCAGCCTTGGTCAGGCGCTGGGCGAATTTCACGCCGCGCTTGAGCTTCCCGGCGTTGGTGAAGTTGCTCGCAGTCAGGTTGGTGATGGTGTTACGCAGGGACACCTTGAAGTCGTAAGCATCGGCCTCGGCTTTGTTGGCTGCACGAAAGCGGGTATTGGCCGCCCAGATCTCCGGGTTGCCGACCGGCGACATACGTATCAGCGAGCTGCCGATTTCGATGATGATTTCCTGCAGGCTGGCATCAATGGCCTGCTGAGTCCTGGCCGCGAATTCGGCCAGGTTTAGCGCGAAGCTACCCGACGGGCTCATGAGCGAACCTGCAGTTCATAGAGGATCGGGGTGCCAGCTGGGTTGATCTCTTTCACACTGACGACTGACCAGGTGCGGCCCTGGATCACCGCTTTGGTCTTCAAGGTCGGTGGCCATTGCAAGCCAACTGCAGGGATCTTGAGCTTCCTGTCGCCCTGCTGGATCAGCGTAGCGTTCTGGAATTCGTAGCCCTTGTACTCGAGGAGCATGCTTTTGGCGACTTGCTCGAGCACGATATCGGGGGCATTGGTTCCGGTGGACGGGTCGTAGCTGCCGACGTTTGTATCGCGGAGGGTGACGGGTTGGCCGAACTCGGTGATCATATCCAGGGCCACCACGGCCATTTCGTCGTAGAAGGCCATGGGGGCTCCAAAAATTTTGATTACTCTTCGCTGCCTCTCAGACGCCGCTCCAGTAGAAGTGAATCCGCGGCTTCGGCCGCTTTTCTGGCCAAATTTCCTGAACTTGCGGAAGTCCTAGCAAAAATGCCGGAAAGTGCTGCAGCCGCATAAGCGTCCCATACAGCAAGCTCTTCCTGAGTGAGGGGGCCCAGATCTTTATTAACCATTAATCAACTCCTGTATTTGAGCCGCAGATTCAACACTAAGCTCGTAATGCGAACAACCCTCTGGACTCAAGATAATCGGCGAACAGCATAATGCTCTGTCGATCAGGCGCCACCGGTGATAATCGATTGCTGGTATTCGAAATTGTCGCGTATTCCCTTGTTACCGCCCCTTCGACCCGTTCCAACGTCACGGCGCCTCTCCGCTTCTCAGGTGGATCAATGTCGTCAGCATGAATCTCCACCGCCAATGCCATCTGCCCCATCCGAATCCTGACCGGCAGAAAGTCATCGCCCATATTTTCCTGATCGACCCGAACACCCCGCCGAGGCCAGGCCAACGCCTGATCCCGTTGAGTCTTGCCACCCTTCCAGCTCAGCCCTTCCATGACCAGCGCCGCGCGCAGCAAAAGAGCCTCGCGCGCGACCTCATCCTGGGGAACGGTCACCCCATAGCGAGTGGCATACGCGCCCAGCTCTTGCGCCGTCGCATAGCTTTCGGCATCGGGCCTGCTGGTGCCGTCTTCGATAATCAGCATGCTCGCCCTCCCTCAAGTAAATGACTCAATGATCTGACGCCGAAGCTCATTGGCATCGCGCAACTGATAATGCTCGCGAACATGAGCTGACAGGGCCTGGCCGCAGTCCTCTGCTTTGGCCGGTGTCATAGCCTTGATCTCGCGGTGCCAATCGCTGGGCGATGCGCAGAACACAACGTGCTGCTGGTCCTGCCAGTTGCGGTATGGATGGATATCGGACGCAATCAGCGGGATGCCCTTGGCACCCGCCTCAAGCGTCTTGAGATTGGATTTGCAGCGGTTGAACGGGTTGTCCACCAATGGCGCGATGGCAGCCCAATGGCCGTCATACGCGGCCATATAGGACGACAGCGGCAGTATCGGCTGCCAGTTCTGATCAGGCGCGCACAGCCTCATCTTCCCCCATTCGGCCTGGCCAGCGACCTCCCCTGCGATCGTCAGGCTGTGGGCGGGCAAGTAGTCGCGGATCATTTGCAGATCCGGGTAATGGCTGGTGCCGGCCGCGTACACAAACGGCGTGCTCGAGGTAGTGTCCCGGGACAGGGTGAACTGCCCGGTATCGAAGGGCAGCGCATTGGGCACAATCACCACGTTGTTGTTGAATGGCATAACTGCAGCAGCGAGCACGGCCGTGGTCACCACCACCAGGTCAGCCAGGAGCAGCCCGGAAACGATGTGTTGGGACATGCCGCTGCGCTTGAAGCTCTGGTACAGGTAGTGGTCGGTGGGTAGATCGAAATGATCGTCGAGGTCCATCACGATCCGCACGCCGCGCGCCTTGAGCTGACGGAGCTTTTCCAGGCCGCCACTGGCGATCCGGTTGAACCAGAACACCGGCACCTTTGGCCTGGCTTTCAGATGCTGGAATGGCAGAACGACTCGGTGATAGTCGCAGCTGGGGCCGTGGCGGATATCGAGTTGAAGCAGGTTATTCGGGTGGGTAGTAGATGCGAGCACTACGCAGTTCCTTGTGGAATTCAGCCTCGTTCTGCGCGATGCACGCCGCCTTCTCTTCCCGCGTCATGTTCTGCACGATCACTGAGCCGTAGACGTCTTCACTGTGGATGTACGCAGAAGACCGGATCGGCGAAGGAAATGAATCCTGATCGCCGCACAGCCCGGACCTGATACATCGCCTGTTGCGTGCTGCGTCTTCATAGCCATAGCGCTGGTAGGCGACGTTGTAGTAGCCGACCACCTCCATGAGCTTGCGAGTCTGGAAACTGAAACAACCTACGATGCTGTCCCAGCGCACGATCTCCTGATGCAGTGCCAATGGCTTGCTCTTGAACACTTCAGGAATGCCGAAAAAGTGCAGGCCCGACGCCAGGTGCTGGTCGATAAAATAGCGCTCCCACCCGACCATGATCGGATAGCAATCATCGTCGAACAGAAACAGGTAGTCGCAGCCCTCATCCATCAGGTACTGCAGGCAGGCGTTGCGTGTCTTGGCTATACCCTGACGCTCGCTGTCCGTCTGTATATGAATCAGGGTGTCTGGGTGGGTCTTCTCGATGATGTTCGGATGAATCGTTCGAATGCCAAGGGTGAGGACTCCAAGGCCGACTTTAGGTGTGCTGTGTGATTGCATGGGTCGGGTTTTCCGAATCGATAGAGATGGAACAGATAAATCCCCTGGGCAATACCGAGCCTTGCCCCCAGACGTTGCGCATCACAACTGAACAGTTTGTCGAAATAGATGGTGCGCGGGCGAAACCTGATCTGGTTCCAGAGAGATTTGCGAAACAACATAAACATCCCCGCGACTGGCCCGGCGCAGGGTTTGATCAGCCCCCAGCGGTCTGCCTGCAGTCGTTCGGCGATATCGATATGCACCTGAATATCGGACTCGTCGCTTATAGCGCCGTCATGCAGCTGGTATGGCGCCCGCAGGCGGTTGGTGAGGCAGCCGATCAGCTCGAAAGGCGGATTGGAGTCGATGATCGCCTGTATCTGAGCCTGCTGCTGGCTGGTAAGAAACAACGTGTCCGCATCGCGTAGACAGACCCAGGCGTCGTCCGGCACCAGCGCGCAAAAGTCATTGAGGCCCGCGCCGATATCACCCGCCTGGAACGGCGTGCTGTAGAAAACCTGCATGGCGCACCATCTCCTATCAGACTGATCACGTAGTCGGTGCGACGGTCAGCTCAATCATCACGCCAGCGGTGACCTTGTCGCTGTTTGCATGCTTGACCCAGTTCACAGCGTTGCCGATGTCATCGAGCGTCGGGTTGGCGCCGCCATCCGCTTCACTCCAGCTATAGCCCAGCACATCGATGTTGACGGTGCCCTCAGCGCGGTAACCGATAGCCAGGTTTTCCTCGTCGTTGACCTCATAGGAGCGAAAGCCCGGCGCCTGAGACTCAGTGATCGCCACGGCGTTGGGCAGCAGGCCGAAGATCGCGTCGATGGGCGCGGTATCGGTGACCAGCACCGGCTTGCCCAGGGTGCCCGGCAGACCGCCGTAGATCACCACGCCCGCCTCCTCGTAAACCTTGTTGGTAATGGCCTCGTCAACGATGTCGAAATACGACGACGAGTGCATGACCCAGAGGGCGATGCGCCCGAACTTGTCGCCGAACTTGCGCATGCCACGAGTCAGGGTTTTCTTGCCGTCGGTTTCGATATTGGCCGTCACCACCATGTTCGGGTTGGAGCCGATCGAGGCGCGCAGCGCGGCGGTGGCATACTGGATGAAGCCTTCCAGAGTTGCGTCGGCCACATCCGTGCCGATGATCTGCGAGAACTCATCCACCGGCCGACCACGGCGTTTGAACGCCTCTTCGGTGGTCTGGTAAGGGCCATACTTCCAGGGGGCTTTTACGCCGACCACTTCACCGGCGTGGATCTTCTTCGCCGTGACCTTGCCCTCGGAATTCACATCGCGGTGCTCGAGGGTCCCGGCCAGTTTGTAGAATGCCCGCTTGCGGAAGTCCCCTTCGATCAGTTCGTTGTCCAGAATGATCGCGCCGTTGGAGGAGGCGTTGAACACATCCAGGTTGTCTTGTACCCGCTCAAGGTAGGCGGTTTGCGCCTCATCGTTGTAGATGATCAGGTCGCTGTTCACAGTGGTTGCCATGGGTCAGATCCCTCACTTCGGCAATTGCAGGTAGGCGGTTTGGCCGTGTTTGCGCTGGTAGTCACGCTTTTGCGCAGGGTTCATTTCGGAGCGTTTCATGGCGGCCTGTCCGCCGCTGCCGCCCGGAGCCCCCGTGCCCGAAGCCCGTGGCCACAGGTGAGGCGCGCTTTCACGCAGGGATTCCGCCCACTCCTGGGGCGTCAGCGGCGTCTTGCCGTCCTTGCCGAAGATGGCCTGGCCCTCCCCGTCGACAGCCACCGCCTCGCCCTCCTCGTTCAAGGTGAACACGCCCTTGGCGCGCAGGATGATGTCGTCCGTGGCTTCCGGCAGCGCGCCGGCCTTCAGCGCTGCAGCGCGCACCGAATCGCCCAGGACCTTACCCTGGAACTTCAAAGCGAAGGCCTCGGCCTTGTCCGCGCGCTCGGTCTCGGCTTTCAGTTGCTTGTCGTAGTCGCCACGCAGGCGCTCGGTGCGACGATTGAACACCTCATCAAGCTTGCCCTCGGTCAGCAACTTGGTTTCCTCGTCCTGGCCAGCCTTGCTGAGCAGGCCTCTCACGGCGTCCAGGTCCAGGCCTTCGAACTGGCTTTCAAACTGGTAGAGCTTGCCGGTGGCGTCCTTGAGCTTGCCGAGGAGCTCGGAGTTTTTGGTTTTCAGGCCGGTGACTGAGGCTTCCACGGCTGAGGCGATGGCGGCTTTGATGGATGGGTTTTCGAGATCGATTTCGGATTCTTCTGCCACGGTAACGCACTCCTTGGGTGTACCCGACCCGCATAACGGGCATAAAAAACCCGCACATGCGAGGACTATAAAAAAGTGGATTCACTCTACGTTTATCGATTTGAGTAAAATGAAGTCAACAGACACACAAACTAACGGAGCTTCTTTTAAAAAATGAAATGGGAAAAAATCAAACAATACGCGCGCAATGGTTGGGTCAGAGCTGGGGGGGTGATCACTCTTTTTGCAAGCGTCGCCACAATCTACCCAGTGCTTTTTCCATCGGGCCCCGAGCTTAATCCAGCATTCCTTGGACGATGGGAGAGCAAATATCATTATCCCGTCCCAGGAGGAACGTTTACCTTTGATGGTGTCACTGAGTACTTCAGAAATGGTAAGTACAATGTGAACGGCACATTTGAATACTCGGGAAACGCGGCTGATAGATCCTTTTCTGCCGTCGTGCTCGCACGGGGCGTAGGGACGTGGTCGGCTAGCAAAGAATTCCTCACATTTACATTGACAGGCTTGCGCACGGAGCCGGGAAGCTACAAGAGCGGTGATATAGAAATGCCGATCCCTTTACTTGAAAAACTTACGGGCATTACGCTGCCAGATATGAATGCGCACTATTTGCCCGGCAGCTCTGATGAGTTAAAAATCATCTCTCAAGAACAGAAAAAAATAGTACTTCAAGGCAACGATCCTGCGGGTAATCCTTTCGTAGTGGTAAGCATTAGGCATCCTTGAGGTTAGAGCGACCACATCAGTCGAGGCTTGCACGCTCAAAAGCAAGCGGCTCTAACACCTTCATCTGCTCCAACGTCAATGGCCTGAAATTCCGCCCCAACTGTAACTCCGAAAACCGCTCCACCGACAGCCCGCCATTCCGGAACAGCTTGCCCCGCTTGGGGCCAAGTGCCTGATCCTGGAATGCTGCGGGCTGTTTCTTGAGCCAGCTGTAATAGCTGAGGCTCGCGCTCACCTGCCCTGCACCGTCAGCACCAATGGCCGAGCGGGTTGCCCCTTCCCGAAACATCTCGCTCCACCTGGTCACGGCAACAAAGGTTGTGCGGCAGTTGGGGTGAAATGGCAGCCGTGGCCCTGAATCCAGCGGAAACCGACGTTTATCCATCGAACGACAGACCTGGCTAGTCTTGCTGTCCAGGGTGGCAACGATTTCGATTTCGGCCACCACATCGGCATTGGCCTTGAAGGTGGCCATGCGTGCCTGAGACGACACATGCTGAACAGCCGTGTGCACAATGGTACTGGCGTTGCGTTGGGTGATGGCCAACACACCGTCCCGATAGCCCGCCGCTGCCGTCCCGCGAATATTGCGAATGATCTGAAAGTTGGTCTGCCCTTCAAAGAAGCCCTGGCGAATCGTCCCGGAGACCCGCTCCCGTTCGGCCCGAGTCCAGTCCTTGATAAAAGCCCTGAGCAGCTTGCCACCTGCAGGCCCACGCACGCTAAGTGGATGGCTGAGTATCGCGGCACGAATCGCCGCAGCACCGGGCAACGCAACATCCAGCGTGACACCCACCGGCGCCGTCCGGGCCAGGCTTAGTGCTTCGAACTGCGCCTCGTAGTGGGCGATATCCACCAGGTCGAGATGCAGTTGATCACCGAAGCGGGCGAAGATGGCCAACAGCAGGACATCGATCTCGTCCAGGAGCGCGCTCAACCGCCGCGTATTGAATTCGGTGAGATCTGCCTGGGTCAGGCGCTCGCGAATAGAGCGATCCATTTCCTTAAAAAACGGTGCGAACTTGGCCGCCTCTCCTGCCTTCAATTGCTCGAGCAACACCGCATGGCGGATAGTGGCATCCAGCAGCGCCTGACTGCTTGTCATTGATGACCCCCTACTCGTCCAGCCCGAGGCTTTCAGTCTGCTCGGCCAGCTCGTTGTCGATCTGGATATCAGCGCGTTCCGGCGCGATCAGCCCCAGCTTACGCAGGTAAGTACGCAAGTCGGCCTTGGCGAAGCCGCCGTTCTGCCACAGCGCAACCAGGGCGGTGATCATCTGCGGATCAGCGACCAGCTCGACGAACTCTTGGTTGATGAGATAACTGACCTTGCCCGTATCGGCGCCGGTGTACTCGCAGCACCACCCAAGCGCCCGGGTATACGCCTCGCTGACATTGGCTACGCAGATCGCCAGGACGGAGGTGGATGCCGACTGATCGCCACGGGATTCCGTCGCCGTCTTGGTCGCCAGCGAAGACACCACCATGCGCGCCCCCAGCTCGATCATCATCTGGTTCTTGTCGGTCATGGCCTCCCTGACCAGGGTATTCGGCTGTGGCTGCGCATAACCGAATGCCCCACCCACTGGCAGCAGCATCGGCGCCCTAGAACCGACGTAGATCCCGGTTTTCACCAGTTCGTCGCGCCATTGCTCGTCCAGGCCACTGATCCAGGGCTGAGCCTGGCCACACCAGAACACGCTGTCTTCGTAGTCGGCGCTATTGCGGTAATGCCCCAGGTTGATCATGGCAATGTCGTAGAGCGGCGACTCATCAACGCTCGGGTCGTTGTTCTGGGCGCCAATAAAGCTGAACGGGATCTCCTGCAGACGTCCCTTCGTCCCTTTTGGAAAATGTTCCTCCACCACCTCGAGCGGCCCACCACCGCGCGGGCCTGACCGGCGCCAGACCCGGCAGACGAAACCTCCATCGTCCAGCGCCAGCTCCCGGTATTGCTCCTGGCTCTTAAAGGCAAAGCCATCGACCACTTCCGGGGTTTCCCGCAGTACGACCAGCGTCAACACGTTGCGACCGGTGATCATGCCGGTACGCCAGTTGATGATGTCTTCGGCGCTGTAGGACAGGATCACCGCGTGCCCGCCACTGCCGCCATCCTGCCGATAGTCCACATAGAGTCCGTGCCGTCCCGCTTCCAGGACCTGCTCCAGGGCACTTTGCGACTGCTGATACAGGCTCACCCCGGCGCCATTGGCATTGTCCTGCAGGTACTCCAGAGTCTTCGGCACGCTGAGCGTCGGGTCCTTGTGGAACGCCAAGCCGAGCAACCCGTTGCGGGTATGGCCAGTGGCATTCTTGAACACCGCCCTTTCGCGATAGGCCTTGTTGCGGTCCTTGTTCTCTTCCGACGTATCGTGAGCGTTGAGGAACGGCAGCCGATCGACCACCCGATGCTGCCCGGCACACACATCCCGCACCACCTGCCAACGGTCGAGCACAGCCAGATACTCCGGGCGCTTGAAGGACACATCGTTGTTGCTCATCGGGCAAATCCCAGTTTGATCGAGGTGACGGGTTTGATGATCGGATACTCGCGATGGATGAAGTAACCGCCGCTGTCGTTCGCGTGGTCCTTACCCTGAGTTTTGTCCGGCTCACCGTTGGCGGCCCACACCTGTTGTTCCAGGCTATCTGCGTAGGTAGGGCAGGTATACGGATTAACCAGATACCGCCGCTCGCCCTGAGCGTTGCAGAACATCGCGTTCATGGCGTTTATCCGATCTTTGACCGGTGGATTTGCCGCCGGGGCGATGACGGTAAAGCCCGCCTGCTTGAGCATGGCCAGGTCGGTGACGCTGGCATTCACCGACTTGCGGGAATCGCCGGAAGCGTCCGGGTAGATCCGGATCTCGCAGGTCTTCTTAAAACTATTGCCGTCGTGCTGCCAGTAGCGTTCCTTGATGCGCCTGATCATGTCGGGCGTATCGTAGCCATCGATGAGTTCATCCACCGCCCTGGGCAGCCCCAGGTCGCGCTTGACGTGGGTGATCGCCGCCATCTTGCCGACGTTGAAATCCATGCCGATGAATAACGGTTCGCCAGGCTTCACAGTGTCGTGGCAGCCGTTCGAAGCGCGGTCATAGGCCGTATAAATCGTGCCCGATGTCAGGTTGACGAACTGGCCCTTCAGATAAGCCTGGATGAACTGCGGCGGGTATGACTCCAGCAAGGAACCGATGTAGTCATCGGGCAGGTTCAGTTCATTGTCGAAGGTGCTGGCCTGAATCAGGCCATACATCCCGTTGAGCGCCGGCTTATCGCGCAATTGCTTGACGAACTGCTGGAAAACGAACTTGAAACCCTCCGGAGTCGTCGTGACATCGACACCATTTTTTAACCCGGAAAGGTTGTAACGCATCCGCGCAATGATCTTGCGCCACGCCTGCTGAGCTTTGACCAAACTCAGCACATCCAGCTCATCCACCAAGGCGTGCCCGATCTTGAAACCCACAATGGTCTGGGGTTTCTCCATGGATCGGCAAATCACCGTGCCGCGAAACTGCCGCCCGCTGTAAAGGTGAACCTCATGGTTCGCTTGGTTGATCTTGGTCCTCAGGCCCCAATCACAGGCGACCTCATCCATGGTCGGGTAGAAGATGTCCCGAATCTGCGCGTACGTCGGAGCAAAGTACCCGGCGTTGACGCCAGGCCACTCCATGAAATGCCGACTCAGCGCCGAGCATCCGACCCAAGTCTTGCCTGAGCCGAAACCGGCAACGAATGCACGAAACTTATGAGGTAGCGCGATGAACCGTGACTGGGGGACGTTAAGGCTCGGCATTCGGCTTTCTTGCATCCACCACATCAACCTGGATGCGGGTCGGGACGATCACTTCATCGTCAGCGTCGGGTTTGCGCTGGCGATTGACATACACATCCCCGACTTCCTTGGCTGCCTGCTCGAGCACCTGGAGAGCCAACGCCAGGTTCTCGCCCTTCTCGGCTCTCTCAATCAGCCGGGCCATCGCACGCAGACGGAAAGCACGGTTGGCGATGGGGATATCGGCGGTTTCTTCGCGAAAGCGTTTGCGAGTGTCGTGGAACAGGATCTGCCAGCGTTTACTGAGGTTCCGGCCTGCGTACTTTGTTGGATCGTAGGCTTCGCACTGTTGGCGGGACAGCTCGATGCCGAATTCTTGCCTGACTGCGTGCACTACCTGGGAGGGTGTATCGAAACAGGCCAGGGCCTGAACGATGAAGGCTTTGGCTTCATTTTTCAGGGTGGCCATGAGGTAAATCCGTCAAGTAAGGGTCAAATGGCGAGGTGAAAAACCGCAGGCTACGAAGCCTGACGGTTTAGCAAGATGGATCAAAAACGTCGTCAAAGGCTGTTCCATTTGAACGACAGGTAAGGCATGATAAACCCAATAATGGCAATACGCCTTTACTGAACATGGATGTCGATATATGGTGCGGCACAACGCAAAGCTTAGACGCTGTAGCACTAATAACCTACGGAATAAGAAAACTATTTGACCTATGTCACTCCATGGCATTCCCATCGACCTGGAAAGAATTAGCCGTTACAGCATAAGGGACTGATATGAAAAGCTGGAAGCAGTTAGAAGAGTATACGAGAGCTTTAGCATCTACTATATGGAAGCGACCAGCAAAAGCGGAACGAATTGGCGGAGTTAACTTCGACGCAGTTATACATGTATCCAATGAAGAAATAGTCCTTATTGAGATAAGCGAAGAGTTTTCACTTTCAAAAATAAGATCAGACATATCTAAAATATACGCACTTAAGCTAAAGTATGCTGCCGAAGGCATATTTGCTCGTACATACATCGTACTGTCAAAAAAGCCCACACCCGGAATGATTGATATAGGCAAGGAAATGAAAGTCTCCGTTGTCTCAATCGATGAATTTATAAAAACCGCCTTTGACTACCAGTCCTACGCTAACCTCCGAAATGAAGTTGCTTTCGGTAGCGCAATAAACCCGGCAACTGGGGAATCTGACGAGCAAACCTATATACCAGTATTTTATACGGACGAACTCGGACGAAAAAGATTCAATCTTGAAAGTATTTATGAAAAACTGGAGCGCGGCGATAAAATAATTTTACTTGGCGATTACGGCACTGGCAAAAGCCGCTGCACTAAAGAAATATTTAACTTATTTTTGCAAAAAGCGAATAGCGGATCAAAATTTGTTTTAGCTATTAATCTAAGAGAGCACTGGGGTGCCACTACAGCAATCGAAATCATAGCTGGTCACCTGCAAAGACTCGGGCTGTCAGATACTGTTGATAGAACCATGCAGTTATTACGAGGCGGCCACATCATACTGATATTGGACGGCTTCGATGAGGTGGGCTCCCAAACTTTCGGGGCAAACCAAGACCGACGAGCCTCAATTAGAAAAATTGCTCTCCAGGGAATCAGAGAGCTGATCGCTAATTGTCCAACAGGAGTGCTTGTAACAGGGAGGCCTCATTATTTCAATAGCCATCAGGAAATGTACGAAAGCTTGGGAATAGCCGCTAAGAACCACGGAACAACATTAATAAAATGCGAGACTGAATTCGATCTCGAACAAGCGAAGATATACCTCGAAAATATCGGCTTATCATCTTCTGTCCCTGAATGGCTACCGCGGAAGCCATTGATGTTTTTGATCTTAGCTCAGATTGAATCCAGAGAAGCGGAGAAGATTTTATCAGGGGCGGCGGGTGAGATCGGTTTTTGGGGCCAGTTCCTTGATACCGTGTGCGAGCGGGAAGCTAAAATCCATACATCTATAGATCCTGCGTCTGTCCGTGATGTCCTTACGAACCTTGCGAGACATATGAGGCTTGGGGATAGAGAATTAGGTCGCCTCACTCCCAAAGACGTAAATCGCGCGTATGAGACTGCAACAGGAATGGCACCTGATGAATCAGGTCAGTTAATGCTAAGCAGGCTTTGCACACTTGGGAGAATCGAACCTGAATCGCCAGATCGGCAATTTGTGGACCCTTATATTGTTCAACTACTGTTTGCAGAAAGTCTCGCAGACGACATCTCAAACAAGAACTATGACATACTAGGCCAGAATTGGCGACAACCGATCCAACAACTAGGCTTGCTGTTCATTGCCCAATGGATTGAGTTATACAACCTCCAAAGAGAAACACTTTCAATCATTCATCGCTTGACGACGCCAACGAATGGCCAAGTAGTCGGCGAGCTTGTTGCGTCCCTTCTCTTGATAGGGGCTCTTCCCCTCGACTTCGGCGGCCTACAACTTAGAAATGCAGATATTTGCCTACTATATCTTGGCGCTTCACCCATGCAAAACATAATTTTTGAAAGTTGTATTTTTGGCACACTGTCATTCGAGTCATGCAAAATTACGGTGGATTCAGGCGTAAAAATTGTATCCTCTCATATTGCCATGGCTACAGGACTCACCTCTAAAGATGCGTTGCCTATTTGGATAACTGACACTTCCATTGAAGAAACTCAAAGCGCCTCAAATGCGTCACGCATCAAGTCAAGCAACCTACCGGGTTCTCAAAAACTCTTCCTCTCAATCATACAAAAAATATTTTTCCAACGCGGAGGGGGTAGAAAAGAGAGTTCGATCTATAAAGGCGGCTTCGGTGAGAAATATGACAGAAAACTTATCGATCAGATACTTTCAATACTTGTGAATGATGGTTACATAGAGAAGAGCAAAGATAATTCGGTTTTTATTTACAATCCAAATAGGGAATTCACCTCAAAAATGAGGGCGATACGTGATCAGTTAGGTCTCAGTAAAGATGAACTGTGGCTTCGAATTTCTTCTTTGTCTTAAGGAAAAGCGCAGACATCAATCATAGCCCTGTTTTCCGCCCAATCACCCGCACCACAATCTCCCGAATAGCAGTAACGCCGAGGAAGCCTATAGCTCCCCCGGCGGCTACTGACAGGCTCGACGGCCATTCCATCCAGACGATCAGGCTGCTCGCAGACAGACTCAACGCGCCGCAGATCAGGGCTTCCAGAAGGATGCGCACCTTACTGGTTTCCTTGCCCTCGTAGAGCACTCGCAGAATGGAAATGATCGTGGCCATGATCGCGCCTTGCCAGGTCGGGCAGTTAAGCGCCAGCCAGATGCCAGCCCAGAACGAAGGGTTTTTATCAGGCATGGCTCGTGCGCTCGTTGGCGGAATGTAAAAACCCCGCGAAGGCGGGGTTTGATGGGGTAGGCGCTGCCTGCCTAAATCTCTGTTTCGGCTTCCGGTTTTTCACCAGGTGCCACCCTCTTGCGCAGGTTTTTGGGCGAGACGGTCTCGGCAAAAACGAAGACGAAACCTACGCACCCTGCGAGCATCATCGCCCCTTTGGCGTTTAGCGCGAGTTCAATCAGGCTGGGGCTGAATGCTGAAAACCCGAGCAGAAAAAACGGAACGATCGTCCCGCCGCTCAGCAATGAGGTCACACACTCGTCGGTGGAGAGGCTGCACCCCTGCCGTAGCCATCTCAATGCGCTACAACAGAAGCCCACAACGACAGACTAGGAATCGATGGTCCATTCTGAAATCGAGTAAAACAGGACATCCGACTCCATCAAACAAGTGCGCTTTTTCTAAGCAGCGCGAATGTTGCGACAGCGCCTACCGTAGCGCATGTAATCATATTTCCTGTCGTCGAGGTATCTACGCCCAACAATCCGGCAATAGCCAACCCCATGATTCCACCTGAAAACATGAAACGTAACAGTGTCAAACTCATGTCGCTTTTCCTTAAGTGACTTACTTCAAACAACGCTTGAATTGTCGCCGAAGGATTTGAGCATCGCAAGACTGCAGAAACAGTTGAATTAAAGTTCTGTACTGTCTTTGTCTTCAAAACTGTACTGATAACTTTGCGTCAAGTGCGCTTCTGAATTACGCCGCTCTTGCAGGGTGGGTTCACCCAAGTAACGCCGGGGATTGCCACACATCCAGCAAGAGCAGGCTTTGCCGTGATTGGCGAAGACACCTGCTTCGCCGGGAGTAACCGCCCACTCCCAGATCCGGGCTTTCATGTACCGATAGAAAAGCGCTTTGATGCGGCGGCTGTGGTGACGGCGAAGGGCTCTGTCCATGATGTTTTCCTTGTGCTGAATCGCACAAAGCCCCGGCAGATTTCTCTAGCGGGGCTTTCAGGAAGAACAATCAAAAGGTGTCAGGCAGGTTTCTGAACAATGGGAAAATCTTGCCGCCAGCCGTGCGGGAAGTCAAGCGGCTGATTTCATCCGGTACATCACCGCCGCGACAGGCACCAACGCGCGGCGGTCCAAATCCTCGCAGCATTCGAAGCAGATCTGCACCAGCGGCTCCCAGTCGCGAGCCCAGGCGCTGGACTGCAATCGCAGACCATAGTGCTCAAACAGCCAGGCCCTAAACGTCTCCGGCTTGCTCAGTGGATCAGGATTCGCGGATTGGCCACCCTGGTGCATGTACCGATAGCGATGGGCAACACCCTTGACCATGAACTCGAGTTTTACGCGCTTGACGGTGGTCATGCGTGGGGACCTGGACAGCGTGTAGCCGTAGACCACGTTTTCTGCCGCTTCTCGAACGCTGTCGTCCTGCAGCGCGCCGTACATGAAATCGCCGAACACACGCAGTTGCGGGTGAAGCCTGGCGATAGCCGATTGAATCCAGCCGGCCAGGGTGCTGTGTGCCGCGTGACCCGCCGTGACACCCCAGTCTGTGGCCTGGATCGAGGTGCCGAGCAGGCAGCGTTCTTCCAGTCCGGAGATGCCGCCGCGGCTGGGGTTATACGCGCAGTCGTGCCAGGCCTGGCGTGCGGAGTTGAGGTTCAAGTCGATGGCTCCTTGGGCGGGTTTTGATCTCTCACGCTGTGCTCCTAAAACTCTTCGATGGCCCAGCCGCCGCCGGACTTTTTGGTCTTCGCGGTAACGGCCAGAATTTTGAATGGGTACTGATCGGCCGCGACCTTGGTTTTTACTCTGGCATCGTCGGTCCAGAAGCCTTTGACTTCGTGGAGTTCAATCGAACCATCTGCCAGCATTACCGCGAAGTCAGGGGTGTAGAACGTCTTGTCGGCAAGGCGCAGCTTGACTCCCTCGAAGCGGAACCAGACAACGTTACCCTCGTGCTGACGGGCCTTCAGGTGCTCCTGGTAGGCCGCTTCGGTTTTGTTGAGCTGGCCGACCTTGAGACGACCAAGGGCCTGGAGTTGACGGCTCATGCCGCTGCGGCGCGGATCAGCCATGCTCACCTCTGCGGATGTGCAGGCTGGCCAGCAGTTGCTCGTGGGCCGCAGCACCGTCGGTGGGGATGCCCAGCGCCCTCACCCGATCCATGACTTCCCGATCGGAGTGCTCGAGCTGGAGCTGCTCACGCGGCCGTGCGCTGTCGTGGCACAAGCCCTTGGCGATACGTCCTGCGAGCGGCTGGCCGGTCTGAGCACGGCGCATGACGATGGCGTAGTTGCGCTCGAAGCGTTGCCGCAGCGCCTTGTCACCTGGCCTGGCGGATTTCAGGTCGAACGTGCTGGTGGCCTCGGCGGCGACGCGCACGGCTTCGTGGCTGTAGGCGCCTTGCAGTGCCTCGGCCCAGGCCGCGGCTTCGTCGGGCAGGCCCGGTACCTGCAAGCAGAGTCTGCGGAACTGGGGCGCCGACGGTGGCCAGCCTGCCGTGTCGAGGTCACCGAGCAAAGTGAGGCCGTTGGCGATCTGGCGGCCGCTCAGGCCAGTCAGGTGTTTCGCCCACGCATGATCCGCTCTCGGAAACTCGCCAAAACTCGACGTCCAACGGTGGCCGTAGGTCTGCGCCATGGTCCTCCACAGGTCCTCGAGCAGACGAATGTTCAGGGGTTTCACCGGGGTCGCCTCGGGCGGCGCGCTGCTCGGCGATCGCTGCCTCGACGCGTTCTGCAGCGCTACGTGGGCGCTGCGGAGCAGGTCCTGGGCGGGTGTCGGTGCTTGCTGAGTGAGGATGTCCATGGGTGGGCCTCCCGTTGGCTTGGGACTTGCGGAAATGGGATTTCAAACTCAGGGCAAAGGCGTGTTCCCACTTGCCCTGGGTGCGGTGTTCGTCGGGGGATTCGAGCCAGAACGATCGGAATTCCAGGAGCTGGTCCGGATCGAGCTGGCACTCGGTGAGACCGAGTCGGCGCAGGACGCCGGGGAAGGTTTTTTTGCCGGGCGCCCAAGTCTCGGTCATCGCGAATTGCGTTCGCGAGTCGGCGGCAGCGTCGTGCGCGCGCCCGCGTGGTGGTGGTGGTTCTATATATTCTTTATCTTTATCTTTATCTTTATCTGTCGTGACATTGTGTGACTCATCGTGACAGCCTGCGTTTTCCTTCTTGAGCCTGTCGCGCTCGCGCTGCTCTCTTTTACGCTGTGCGCTTGATTTAGCCCCGGATTCATTGGCTCCGGCGTCCTCTCGCTGAGGCTGGCGGGCTTCCCATCCAGCCATTCGATCGCCTTCCAGAACACGGCCTTGCATAGCGAAAAGGATGGCCTCGACATGCTCGATTTCGAGGTCAAGCGCGGTAGAAAGCCCCTCTAAAAAGTTGATTTCGTGACATGTCACATCCGTCACGTTTGTCACGTTTTCGTGTGACAGGTCGTGACATGTCACACCGGTTACGTGACCACGGACAGGATTGGATGAAGCCATCACCAACAGATGACAGTAGACGGCCATAACCTCAGAAATGGCGCGTCCGGACACCCGCGAGATAGTTCGCCACTTTGGATCGTTGGGCATGTCATGCCAGAGCCGCAGCCATTGATTAGCCATAACGGAACGTGCTCGAGAAATCAGCGCCACCCAGGCGCCGAGAGAGCATCCATGCTGTGATAGATCGCCAGCGACCAGAGAGCCGTTGCGCGTTCGTTGCCCACGCCAAAGCGCCCTGCCCCGGGCTTGTGGGGGTCAAGGCAGTGCAGTGTGGGGTAAGGGGGAATGAGGCCATTATCTGGCCCTCCTATTAGGCAGAGCCATGCCGACCCGCGTGCGTATTCGCACCACAGGCTCAGCGGCGGATTCGCGGTGCAACCTGAATCCAATCACGTCGATCGCCTTTCTGAGACGCCACTATTTGCGGTGGCGTGAGTGTCTGGTACCGCGCTGTCCGGACCTCATCCGTCTGCGTGAATCTGGAGGAAATAACCTGCTTAACGCTGGCCGGCGCTGCCTGAGGCCGGTCAGGCCCTGCGCAGGGGTTCGACCTTGTGCAACTGGATGACCGCAGCGACGGATTCGAGGCTCGCGGACAAGTAACGCGCGTGCATGGCGCGTATGGTCTTTGCTTCCTCGGCATCGATCTGGCCGTCGGCCAATGCAGTCGCCACCATCTGATCCAGGGCGCCACGCTGCACCGAGACATTCAGGGCGCGCTGATACAGATCGACGTTATCCAGGTCCCCTGCTTCGGGAATCTTCACGAAAACGCCGCCGTACATCGCGCAGATGTAGTCGGGCAGATAGGTGGTCCGCGATTTTGCTTCGAGCGCACACACCTCACCGTCGGTGAGAGGTTTGACGCCTGGCGCTTCGTAGATCTGGTTTTCGAAGCGCTTGAAATTCTCCGTTCCCAGGAACGTCGCCGCGCATTCACGGCCACCTGGAAACGCCTTCGCGACAGCGACGACGACCTGCTTGCGGGTGCCTAGGGGCATGGTCTTCATCGTCTAGTGTTTCCGTTGCGAAGATGCATACAAAATTCCACCGCCATCACGCGGCAGTGTTTGCCGTTGGTTGAGGGCTGGCGCAGAGCTCTCGGGCGGTGATTTTCCCGCCGGTAAGCTCCTCTGCCCTGAACGCCTTCTCGGCCTTCATCAGGTGAACACCTGTCACCCAATAGGAAACCGCAGGTTGGGAAACGCCCAGTGCGGCGGCTGTTTGCTTCTGCCCGCCAAAGTGATGAACGAGCTTTTCGATGGGGGTCATGACTCGGCCCTTATGATAAGTAGGCTTATATGCTATGCAGAAGGACACTTATTTGCAACCCCATAAGGGAACTTATAAATTTAGCCGCATGACTACTCTTGCCAAACGACTCAAAATTGCGCGCTCCCACGCGAAACTCACGCAGAAAGCCTTGGCGATAAAGGTGGGTGTTGAGCAACCGGTAATTTCCCAAATAGAAACAGGAAAAAACCTACAAAGCGCTCACCTCACCAAGATCGCGCATGTCTGTGGTGTGAACGCCATTTGGCTGTCCGACGAGATCGGCCCCATGTTTGACGTTGGCAAAGCTGAGAGTGAAGCCGACCACAATGACGACACTCAACTGTCCGAAAGGGTTAGCCGTTCGGGTCGTAGCCTGATCTATCGCGTTCCACTAATCTCCCTGCCCCAAATCTTGGAGTGGGTTTCAGGGAGATCTTTCATGTCGGGCTTTGAACCAGAAATGGAATTGCCGTGTCCGGTCCCGGTCGGAGCGCGCGCGTTCGCTTTCCGTATGCCAAATGACTCTATGGCTGGATCGAACACAGACACGGCTATTCAAAAAGGATGGGCAGTTTTTATTGATCCTGACGGGGAACCTGCGCCTGGTCAGATACTTTTAGCCTCGATCAACGGCGCCGAACCGATCCTCGGCGTTCTGACGCCACATGGCGGAAAGACGTTCGTCAAGCCAGCGAACTCTCAATACGGGAAAGAGCCTGTCGACCTGACGGATTTGAGCTGGTACATGGGACGAGCCGTCTTTGCCGGTTTCTTTCTCTGATCCCCAGCCGTTTCTATCGGTTTTCGCTGACCAACGCTCGCCCCTCTCCGTATGGCCAGCTCATACCGTAAAACCGACGAAAACCGCTCGCCCGATTCGCCATGATGGTTGCGCCAGGTCGACCTGTTTTATCGCAAACTGAGGGTGTGCTCGCTGAACAAACCCTCGTTGGTCCAGCGCGAGTCGAGGCAGACCAAGCTTTTTTTCGATATCCCGCGCAAATGCTTCGCCAATATTTTTACGGGCCTTAGGCTTGACCGACAGACACCGTGACATATAGCGGGGCGCGGCGCCGATACCCTCCGCCAACGCAGAAATTTTTCCACCGAAACGCGCATAGCGAATTGAGCGAAGATCTTTCGCGCCGAATTTCATAGATATCCATGACCCCTCCTCCTCTGGCCTCTAACCATAGGTAAATCCTGCATGGAATTGCGCTCCCTGTTACTCGAAGGGCGTATTTGCAGGTTCCGTGGCAGCCAATCACCGGCGCCGTAGCTCCTTCAGCCTTCGGCCATGCGGGCCTTCTACAACACCGTTTGGATCCTCTCGCTTTCTGCCAACTACTCAAAACGGTTTCGCCCCAACCAAATTTATAAGCCAGCTTATTGACGAATAAAATAAGCTGTCTTATATTTCGCGTCGTCGCCGTTTTGGGGACACACGAGCTGGACCCACACCAGCTAGCCAGGTCAGAGCGAAATCTGCCCCCGCCCTCCCAAATGGTACGTCCAGGGAGATCGAGCGGCCCGACATGGGAACAGCCTTGCGCCCATTCGCAGGTGGCGCCAATAACAGCGAACAGCGGAACGACATCAGATCCACAGCCATGACCGACGCCAGTAGCGGGTCATGGAGCGCAACACCTCAAACCAGCCCGCTCGCTGAGCGGCTACCAGGACAACACAACACCAAGGAGATGGACCATGTTGATACTCACCCGCCGCGTAGGCGAATGCATCCGGATCAATGAAAACATCAGCGTGACCGTACTCGGCGTCAACAAACTGCAAGTACGGATCGGCATTGAGGCACCGGCCGGCGTTGCGGTAGATCGCGAAGAGATCCACCAACGCAAGCTTGCCAATCCCTACCCCCAGCGCGCCCGCGCCTGATCCCTCCAAACCTTGCCACCGGCAGCGCCGTCCAGGCGCAGCCGTTGGCGTCTCATCATGAGGTCATCACGATGGAAACAGCCTTGCAGCGTCTCCAGTCCAGCTATGACAGTCAGCAGCCCCCGGAAATCACGGACCTGGATGAACGCATTGAAGCGGAAATCCCCAGGGTGCTGGCGCTTGAGTCAAAGGTCATCCCCTTTTTCGACCGTCGATACACCGGCTTCCGAGCATCACAACTGGGCTTTTCCCTGGATGCCAGCGAGGCGCTGACTCGCGCCTGCAACCATGAATGCATGGACGTGCAACTAGTGCTCGCCATCCTGGCCGGCGAATACCACCGGGCTCGCGCCATTGCTGAAACGCACTTTCGCCAGCCGCTTGAAAGCACCGCAAAACGCATGATCACCCAGGCCCTGCGCAAGCGCCCATGAGCCGGGCACGCAATAACGCAATCAGCGTGATCGAGGCTGCCATCGAGCACTTCGAACAACACGTTGGGGAGCCCCATGCCAGCGTTGGCGCAACCGCCGCCATCGAACTGGCATTTGTGCTCGAACATATCAGCGAGTCGGAACATGCGAGCCTCAAGAATCAGATCCTGCGGCTCTACAAACGCCATCGGGAGACCACCGCATGATCATCATTGCCGGTTCTATCCAAGGCCTGTTCAACGCCCTGCAGGCGCGGGGCTTTTCATTGGTGCGGGACGTCGCGTTTATACGTACGCCCTACCGCAGCAAGCGAGGCTGGATCTGCAAGGTGGCGCTATGAGCCGTCGCCAGCGCAACAAGCGTCGTGCCATCTGGATCAGTTCGGCGCTCACCGGCCTGATCTTTCTCATTGTCACTCTGCTCGGCCCAGCACTGGGCGGCTACATCACACGATAGGTATTACCCATGACTTTTGATCCTCGGGCCAACAGTGCCGAGCGCCTCGTCGCGCCCGCGCCATTGCCGCACGTCAGCCGTCAGGCACTCAAACGGGTGAAGAACCCACTGCCCATCCCCAGCACATGCCACTACTGTGGTGGCGACGTGGCGCTGGTCAATAACAGCAGCATCTACGGTCGCGAGTGCGGCAAGTGGCCGTTTACCTATATCTGCACCCTGTGCGCTGCCTATGTGGGCCTGCACCCTTCCACCGATATTCCCCTCGGCACTCTGGCATCGCCTGCGCTGCGTCGTCAGCGCAATACCAGCAAGGATCTGTTTCACCAGGTTATGAAGCGCTGCGAGTTCAGTCGGCCCTTGGCCTATCAGTGGCTGGCCAAGGCCATGGGCATTCCAGTCAGCACCTGCCATTTCGGCTGGTTCGACATGGCCCGATGCGAACAGGCCGCGAGCATTTGCCGGAACAAACTGACCGCCCCCACCACAGCGATGTCAGCCGCGTTTCACAACGCACGGGGGCGCACATGAGCGCGCTGCCTGACAGTCTCCTGATCTGCCCATCGGCAGAGCCCTTCAACCGTGATGGCGACGGCCTGACGCTCCGCGATTACTTCGCGGCCAAGGCCATGGCTGCTCTCATCACGGAACCGGCACCCTCAGGCTCAGCGCTGCTCGTTCAAGCCACGGGGCCCGGTGGCGAGGTAGAGATCGAATCATTCGCGGTCGCGGCGTACCTGATGGCCGACGCGATGATTGCGATTCGGGGTGAGCCATGAATCTGGTCAATGTCCGCGCCAGCTCTCTGGCCGAATTGTTCGACTGCCCTGCCCGTTGGGAAGCCAAACACCTGCTCGGCATGCGCAACCCGTCTTCGGGCGCGGCGCAGCTCGGTACCGCCATTCACGCCTCCACCGCCCTGTTCGACCAGGCCAGGCTCGATGGCCAGCCAATCAGTGCCTACGACGCCGCCGGCGCCTTGGTCGACGAGCTGTACAACCCGGACCAGGATGTGGACTGGGAGGACAGCAGCCCCAAGCAGGTCGAAGCCATTGGCCTCAACCTGCATGCCCGCTACTGCGCCGACATTGCGCCGCTGCAGGACTATGTCGGCGTCGAAATTCAATGCGAGCGCCTGGAGATATCCGACCTGGGCCTGGCCCTGACCGGCACCACCGATCGCATCCGTCGTGTCGATGGCCAACTGGGAATCGCCGATTTGAAATCAGGGGCCCGGGCCGTCGGCAGCGACGGACGTGCCGTGACCAACGGGCACGCCCCGCAGCTCGGCGCCTATGAGTTGCTTGCCGAATTCAAGATAGGCCAGCCGCTCACGGCACCCGCGCAAATCGTCGGCCTGCAGACGGGCAAGACCGCCAATTCACAGCGGATAGGTACCGGAACCGTCGGTGGCGCACGCGCGCTGCTGGTGGGCAGCGAAGAGGCACCCGGCCTACTGCGACACGCCTCTCAGCTCATTCACAGCGGCGCGTTCTATGGCAACCCCAAATCGATGCTGTGCAGCGCCCGCTACTGCCCCCGCTATGCCAGCTGCCGATTTCGCGGCTGACCCCATTCAGACCTACCGAGGGAATCGCCATGGCGAATAACTCAGCAAACCTGCAAGACCTGCAGCAATCGGCCGGAGAACAGCGCCAGCTGTCCCCTGTCGGCCAACTGGGCAACTTTATGGACAAGCTCAAGGGACAAATGGCCCTGGCCCTGCCCAAACATCTCACCGCCGACCGCATGACACGCCTGGCACTTACCGCGTTCAGTACCTCGGAAAAACTCCAGAAGTGCACCCACCAAAGCATCGCTGCCTCGATCATGACCGCCGCGCAGCTCGGCCTTGAACCGGGCGTCAACGGTTCCGGTTTTCTGGTTCCGTACGGCACCACCTGCACCTTTGTCCCTGGCTGGAAAGGTCTGGTGGACCTGGTTGCACGCAGCGGCCGCGGGACGGTGTTCACCGGGGTCATTTTCAAGGACCAGGAATACACCTTCGTCGATGGCGCCCGTCGCGACCTGGTCATTCATAACGAAACCGACCTGCAGGATCCGGCAGACATCACCCACGCCTACGCCATTGGTTGGGTCAAGGACTCGACCATGCCGGTCATCGAGCTGTGGCGGGTCGGCAAAATCCAGAAGCACCGCGACCAATACAACAAGGTTGGCAAGAACCACTACAGCTTTCGCGACTGGGAGATGTACGCCCGTAAGGTGCCGCTGCTGCAGGTTCTGAAGTACATGCCCTGCTCCGTCGAGGTCACCAACGCCATTGCCATCAGCCACGCTGCAGAGCAAGGTCGCGGCGTCACCATCGAGGGCGGCATTGTCATCGACACCGATAACCAGCCCCAGGCCCCTGTGCAGGACTTGGGTACCGCCCAGCGTGCCCCGAAAGCAAGGCGTGCTGCTGACCATGCGCCTAAGGAAACAGCACCTGTAGTCGAAGCCGTGCCTGACGAGCCGGAGGACGATATCAAAGCAGCCGACACCACCGGCCTCTGCTTCGAGTAGCAGCGCTATGGCCACTCGATCCCTTGAGGAGATCTTCGACCATATCGAGGAGTTCAGCAGCCTATTGGCCACTGCTGAACTCCTTGCCAACGGCGAATGGGAGGAGCAGTTCACTGCCGACATGCGCGCCAACTTCACCCGCTACGGCGCGCACACCCAGCTCAGCGGCAACCAGCAGGCCACGCTGGAACACATCGCCCATTCCCAGGAATAGAACATGAATCAAGCCAATCCAGAATATCGGCAACGCATAGCGTCCTCGATCTGCCGCATCAACACGAACAAGGAATAACCCATGCGCCTCGAGCATCTGTACGTCGAACATTTCCAGGGCGTGGTGCACGCCGATATCGACCTGTCGGTGCCGATCACCCTGATCGCCGGACCCAACGGCGCCGGTAAATCCAGCCTGAAAGAAGCCATCGGTCTGGCGCTGGGCATGCCTGCCCGGGTTGCGCAGAAAAAGGATTACGCCAGGCTGGTCACCGACGGCCACAAGAAAGCCCGGATCACCCTCAAGCACGACGGCATGACCAGCAGCATCACGCTGCCCGCCGGCAAGGCGGAGCGCAGCGACATACCGGGCGGCGAATACCTGCCCTACGTACTCACCCCGGGTGCCTTCGCCGCACTGGACGACAAGGGCCGACGCAAGCTGCTGTTCGCCCTTACCAAATCCAGCGCCAGCCCGAACGCAACAGCGGCACTCCTTCTCGAGCGCGGTGCCGACGCAGCCAAAGTCGAGGCCATCAAACCCCTGCTGGTAAACGGCTTCGCCGCCGCCCAGGACCAGGCGAAAAGCTACGCCACGGAAAGCCGCGGCGCCTGGAAGGCCATCACCGGCGAGAACTACGGCAGTGAGAAAGCCGAAGGCTGGCAGGTCAAACTGCCAGAAGGCCCGGTGCCCACCGGCGCCGAACTGGACGCAATCATGGCCAAACACCTCGCCGTCACCGCAAGCATCGAAAAAGGAGTCAAATTCCTCGGCGGCCTGGAGAGCAAACGCGAGGCCTCAGCCGGATATGCAGCGCGCAAAGCCACCGCAGAAGCGACCGCCACCCTGCTCGGCCGCCGCCAGGCCAAACTCGCCGCTACCGCGGCCGATATCGCCGAATGGGAGCCGAAGCTTGCCGATATGCAGACCCGTCTCACTGAAATGGAAATTGGTGCCGATGGCTGCGATTGTCCGGGCTGTGGCCTAACGCTCAAAATCGTCGGCAAAAAACTGGAACCGTTCCAGAGTCTGAAAGCGGACGTGAAAGCCAAGACCGATCTGGCCTTGGAGCTCAATACGGCAAGAAAAGCGGTGGATCTGCTCAAGCGCACCCAGCAGAACGACCTGACTGCCGTAGCCGAGTCCAAGGCTGCGCAGAAGACCCTGGCGGCGATCATGGAAGAACAGATTGAGGGCGCTGATGATGAGCTGATCAAGCGGACAGAAGATGCGCTGACCAGCGAGCGCCTGAAAGCCGAGCAGCTGCGCGCTGAATTCAACGCCAAGCAGGAACGTAAAAATCTGTTCGACGACGCCGACAAGATCGTCAGCAAAGCCGCTGGGCACCATGAAGACGTGAAGGCCTGGACACTGATCGAGAATGCCCTGGCCCCGGACGGCATCCCCGGAGAGATCCTGGCCGGTGCGCTCAAGCCGTTCAATTCGACGCTGGCCCGCACGTCCGCTCTCGCCGGTTGGGCAAAGGTCCAGATCGACGCCAGCATGAGCGTTACCGCGAATGACCGCTCGTACATGCTGCTGTCGGAATCCGAACGGTGGCGTGCTGACACGCTCCTGGGCCTGGCCATCGCCCTACAGTCTGGCCTGAAAACCCTGGTGCTCGATAGCTTTGACGTCCTCGACATGCCCAGCCGTAACCAGTGCATCGGAATGTTGCTGACCCTGGCCAAGTCCGGCGAGCTGGAAAGCGCCGTCGTCTGCGGCACGCTGAAAGAAATGCCCAAGACCTTGCCGCCGGAGATCCAGGCGGTCTGGATTGCCGACGGCACCGCCGGCGAGCCACAGCTGCAGAAATCCGCATAACCCCAATCAGCAGCACCCACAGGCGCCTACACGGCGCCTTCTTTTCGTCTGGAGAAAAATAATGTCCCAACTGAACTGTGTGTTCGACACCGAGACAACCGGCTTTCAGCTGTTCATAGCGATGACCCGCGCCAGCCGCACATCGTCGACATCTGCGCCCTTCTCCACACGCCGCCCGGCGATCTGGTCGACTCGTTCGAGCCCCTGGTACAACCAGCTGGCTGGGTGATACCGGATGACGTCGCGGCAATCCCCGGCATCACCACTGAGTTCGCCCTGGCGCATGGCATCGCCGAGGGTGAAGCGCTGGAGGGCTTCATGGAGGTGTTCCGCCGCTCGGGCCTCCGGGTAGTGCACAACATCTCGGTCGATGACCGTATCGTGCATATCGGCTTGAAACGCTTCTTCGGCGGAACAGCGGCAGACGAGTTCAAGGCTGGGCCCAGCTACTGCACCTGCCAGTCCAGCAAGAACATCGTGAAATGCCCGCCCACTGAAAAGATGATTCGGGCGGGCTTCGGAAAGCAGTTCAAGGTACCGACTGTCACGGGGGCGCTGAAGCATTTTTACAACGAGGACCTGGTGGCGGGCACCGTGCGCGACCTGATACAGAGGCCAGTGCACGGATTTACTTTGCGCTGCAGGCTGCCGCTGCGGCCACTGGATCAGCGGCATCGCCTTGCAGGGCCATGCTTACATCGAAACAGCTAGACCACCTTACCCCGGTTGTCTTCGCAAAAATTGAACCAGTCATTGCTGGCTTGGCATGCTTCCTTTTGAAGCTTTTCGAACTCTTCCATAGCTCCTGGTTTTGAAAGCTCCAGATCTCGGGCACGAAACTCTTTAGTCGCGCGCAAGCACGCAGTGAGCCTTGCCTCAAAGTACTCGGACCGCTGAAAAAACTGCTCTTTAGTCATGCATTCCTCCTGATTGAAACCTAATCCGTTCATGGTAATACCCCAACTCAACCCAAATTGCCAACGCTAGAAGGATGGGCGGCGCCTGCCCTGGAGCAAACATGCTACCGACGCTTAAGATACTGGTCGGCGACTGCCTGAAACTGCTCCGCGCGATGCAGAAAGGTCGTCAATCGGTCCTATGCCAACTGACCCTGGATACGCCACCATGGCCAGAGCCAGACCTGACGCGGCCCAAATGGATGGCGTTACGCAAATGGACGCGTTTCACGACACTAAGTTGATTACTTAATTTAGGCGGCCATGGTCTGGGTAGACCCCGTTTACCTACTCCAATTTTCGCAGAGCAACAGAGACCGAGGCCTTTGGACGGATTTACTTCGTTCTTCAGGCGTTAGCGCCGCGATTTAAAATATGCAAGATGCGCCACATTTCGGGATTGGGCCGAATGTGGCGCTCGCGCTTGAGCGAAAGAGCCTGCGGATGATTCGGCAGGATCCGGGCGACGAGGTCGTCACCACGGATGGAAATTTGGCGGGAACGGGAGGATTTTAACCCCCTGCGGTACTGCATGGACGGAAGACGTTACTCATAAAACTCTCAGCAATTTGAACATCGATCGTTCCCAGGACCGCCCCGCCCAATCCAAATGCCGCTGTTGTGGTCATCAACACTACTCCCAGATCGATATGGTTAAAAATTGGTGCCAGCAAAGGAAATGCAGCGCCACCTAACGTCACTAGGTCTGATGCGACAGCCAAACCGCTTAAGAACTTTCCTTTTACGTCTTCCGTTAACCCCTGCTCGTGAGAGATTGCCAACGGGCAGCCTCTGCAATGACCGCATCTTACACGCCGCCAACATCATCTATCAAATTACGCCACCACCCAGGCGAGGACCGCGATGACTGCATCTCAGAAATCCCATCCCCGCCATTGCCCTGCCCTTCCAACATGACGGTGACCGGCGCCAACCGTGGCGAGCAGGCCCTGGTTTCAGCGTCGATGGTCACGCTACGCAAAGGCCCTGTTGGAGCGACAGCAACCGCCCCTCTGGGGTGCATCACCAGCAGCACTGGCCAGCACGCCACATCAACTGCCTTCTTCGCGCAGGCCAATGATGGGGTCTACAACGGTGATGGGCACCCAGCTACTGCGCGGATTTCAACCATCTGCCAATCCTGGTCGAATCAGCGGCTCGTCACGGCTTGCCTGGTGAAGTATTACGGCGCCGAAAAGAACGGGATATTGCTGAGCGGCCCCATGCATACCCTCCCCGCCAAGGATCGCATGGCACTTGTGAGTGTCGTGCAACTGCCGAATCACCCGCTGACCGATGAGCAGTTAGAGCGCGCCAGGCGTTGCGCGGCTTTCCTCCGGGAGTACCTTCCCAACAACTCACCGAGCACGCCGACGTTGTGATGGTCGGCGACTACGTGACGGTCGACATCACTCATCGGATGCTCCAACCGCAAGAACTGAAGCGTGCCCAGCGCTTCGGCGAAAGCTACATCATCGACCGTGGCCTTTTTCCAAATGCCGAAACCGGCGAATACGGCTGGCGACCTGTCAACAGGACAGAGCAGGTCCGCCTGGTCGGCAATAGCGTTTGCCCCGACGAGGCCGAGGCCCTGGTGAGGGCAAATGCCGCACCACTGATTGACCTGGGCCAGCGCCTCGCCGTCTACCCCCCCCATTCACCTGCCAGCTCTGACCCGGCCAAGGAATCATCATGCCGGTAGAAAACGAACTTGCCGCCAGCATTTCACCAGTTTGCACAGGAGGCAGCATGAGCAACGAATGGAAGACGGTACCGGTTGCGCGTAGCACTGCAAACGGCGAACGAGCACGCCAATCAGCCGATTGCCGGGCGTGACGAGTTCAAGGCGTGTTAGCCGCCAGAAAACTTGCACTCTGAAACAAACGTAACGGCTTTAGCGTCGGCCCCGCCTAACGGATCGGCCTCATGGAATGTAAAGAATCCAAATCCGGCGGCCGGATATAAGGAAAATACTGCAATTCCGTCCGAGGAGACCTCGGCAGCAGTTATTAACTTTTCTGATAAGTTCAAAACGCTCGCCTGCCGTGCTCCGCGGGCAGGAACTCCGAACTGATCTGCTGGCTTGGTGTTTCCGAATAGATATATAAGATGACCTAAGTCCTTATCATCCAGTATAAAAGTTGGAGAAACGCCTGTAAACGAGTCCTCAATTTGATTGATCCGTTTACCGCTTTTTTCCGCAAGCCAGCCACCGACATCAATTCTCGGACCTTTCGGCTCATCGCAAACCACGGTGACGAATGGTTTAGCGAAAGCTGGCCCTGTCGTAAAAGCTATTATTAAGCAGAGTGGCACCACCCTCGTTCTCTTCATCATGCTGCCTACCGATCAGAATGACCCCAGCCTTTAAGACTAGATCATTAATACCAGCGCGCCCGCTACCTTGGCTTTCGCGCTGACCAACTGAATATCTCCCCACTCATTCGAGCCTGCCGCACGGCGGGTGAGGACTTCTGCATGTTTGATTTCATCAGGAAGCGCTTCAAACGCAAGCCAAAAGCTTCTGCTGTAGAGCGTGTCCGTACATCACGCGTCAACTCTCCGACGATATCAAGCGTCGAACCGCCGCCCAGCATGCTGGCCCCGCTCAACCCCCTCATGCGTTTCAGCTCGATAAATCAGTACGACAATACGGCCGATCCGGTCCTACAGTGGAGCGATCATAACGGCATATGGGTGGACGGCGACGAACAGGAAATGGCATCGGCACGCTGCGAGGGCTTTCAGACTCGAACGCCATACCGCCGCGCCCAGCCCCGTATCACTATAGCCGACGTCATGCGCGCTCACGAATCAGCAGCCAGAAAGCCGCTCATGGTCGGCACCTCGAACTGGTGCGCCTATATAGCCGAACAGCTCAACACCCCGCAAGACTGATAGGAGTACATTTGTACTCACCCTCCCCCTATACCTTCAATTCAACACTGCGCTGTGCGACCCGGAGCCCTACATGGATATCCAATCCGAAACCCTCGACGAAGAAGAACTCGCCAGCATCACCGGCTACCACCGCCCCTCGAAGCAAATCAGCTGGCTGGCCAACCACGGTTGGCAGTACGCGCTCACAGGCGCACGCCGCCCGGTCGTTGGTCGGGTCTATGCCCGGCTCAAACTCGCCGGCGTCAAGCCGTCGTCCACCAATGCCGTTGCCGAGACATGGACTCTCGATTTGTCTCGCGTGGGGTAGTGGATGCGGCCGAGAAAAGCAAAAAACCGTGACCTGCCGCCGCACATGTTGCGGCGGGTTCGAGTTTCGAAAAATGGAAAAATATGGGTCGGCTATTACTACGCAAGCAAAGACGAAAGCGGCAAGCGCAAGGAAATACCCCTCGGTTCGGACCTCAACGAGGCCAGGATCGAGTGGGCCAGGCTGGAGCGCAAGGTTCTGCCCAAGGCGGTCTGCCTCATGAATGATGTCTTCGACCGCTATGCCGACACCATCATCCCCACCAAGGCCCCGCGTACCCAGGATGACAACAACAAGGAACTCGTTCATTTGCGCAAGGCGTTCGGTGAAGCGCCGATCGATTCCATTACCACACCCGTGATTGCGCAATATCGCGATGCTCGGACCGCCAAGGTCCGGGCCAACCGGGAGATCGCCCTACTCTCCCACGTGTTCACCATTGCCAGGGAGTGGGGATTGACCGAAAAAGCCAACCCCTGCTTCGGCATGCGCCGCAACAAGGAAAAGCCTCGGGATTTCTACGCGACGCAGGACGTATGGGATGCGGTGTATTCCTGCGCGCCGCAGGAGCTACGTGATGCCATGGACCTGGCCTATCTCGCCGGGCAGCGGCCGGCCGACACACTGAAGGCCAGCACCGCCGACATCAATGGCGACTTCCTTGAGTTCCAACAGGGCAAAACCAAAAAGCGTTTGCGGGTTCGACTTGTCGTAAATGGTGAGCGCACCAGCCTGGGGAGGTTCCTCGACCAACTGCTCGAGCGGCGCAGGATGGCGGGCATTCGGGGCCAGCGGCTGATTACCAACGCGGCAGGCCTGCGCATGAGCCTGGCCATGATGAACAACCGCTGGAACGAGGCCAGGGAAAAAGCTGCGGCGGGAGCTGTGGCCGAGAACAAGCACGATCTGGCAGGCAGGATCGGCGAATTCAAGTTCATGGACATCCGGCCAAGGGCGGCGTCCGATATCGAGGACATCAGCCAGGCCAGCAAACTGCTCGGACACTCGTCGGAACAGATCACCAAAATGGTCTACCGGCGAGTTGGTGAGGTGGTCGATCCGACCAAAACTGACTAG